TCATTTCAGAGATACGGATATTGAGCAATGGTAGTATTTTGTTTGATCTCCAAAAACAACAGGTATCATAAAGCCTATTTCCTGATCGCCACGCTTCTTTATCCAGCCCTTATTGTATAGTGACATATCCAAATCTATATAGTCAATAGGGGCAACGCTTCTTACGAGTTTCGTTTCTGGGGCTATCGGTGTTTGTCCTTTTGATCCGTCCTTGTTGATCATCTGTGTATCTTCAAATAGGACTGGAAGAGATTCACCCTCCATAACCATTAGGAACTTATCCCAATCAACCAAAACAACCTCATTCGTCTTGTTCTCTATAGACAATTCGCAGAAGTAGTTTAGTGAATTGAAGCGGAATGATATTTTTACGCTGTCATTTTCCATTGAAAGCGTATCACTCTGGTAGGGCTTTTCCAATCTCAAAAAGCACCCGGCATTTTTCACTTGCGAAAATCCGACAACAGGGATGATCGCAAAGAGCATGAGTATAAGTTTTCTCATTTTGATTCTGTTTTGTTGTTCTCAAACATACTTCCAAATCCGGTAAGTAGCCATCTGGCGTTTACACCATACTCTCTAACCATAGGTTGTAGCCACGATAACTGAAACCATCCACGATCCAAATCTTTGCGCTGGGCAATGAAATTCCGTCTGTCTATGTTATTCAGTCGGCAATATGTATTCACTCCACGAATCTTCTTCATGGCTATTATCGCATCAAGTGCAGTATAAAAACGCTCCATTATTTGTTTGCTCACAGCCGTATTCATAGGATGTTATACTTCAAATAATCAATATCGGCTTTCAGATGCTCCAGAAACTCCGTGCCAGTGTTTTCTATCCTTGCTTTGATTATCGCATTGCTAAGGGCTTCTTGCGCTTCCAGAATTGCATCTACATTAACCGTGTTCCCATTCACATAATCGGTGAAACTCTGTTTGTACAGGTCGATCACCATTCTACTAAAATTTTCCATATCAATAACTATTTAACAGACATACAAAGCAAAACCTTGTACACTCCGTAAATATCTTCAAATGCAACCTCAAAGGGTGCAAAGATAGGATCTTGATTAATAGATACACACTTTACATACCCCTCTTTTTCAGCAGGAACGAGTATCTTAATCACAGTACCGTTACAGGTATCAAGCACATACACCTTTCCCCATTCGATAAAAGCCCTTTCGTTTATCCTCTTTATGAAGATCCGGCTACCGTTGGGATATTCAGGCGACATACTATCACCTGATACGGTCATAGCGAAGTCCACGCCACGGATCGGAGATACTACCTTTTCACAATCGCTTTCCTTGACCGATACAACGAAGTCATTCAAGCTGCCTCCTTGTGCGGACACTGGAAGAAGTAGAACCATCTTTGCAGTCTCTTCCGTTGCATCTTTCTGGTTGCGCTCTTTGGGATGCTCTTCTTTCGGAGTGTACAGAGTTTCCTCACTTTCTCCGTTATTCAGCATTATCCCAACTCCAGACTTTAGCCACGCTATGTTTAGTTCCGGGTAAACCTCACTTATTTTCTTCAATGTGTTTTCACGGATGCTATCACCTACTTTGTTCGCCCAACCGTTACTCATTCCGATTGAGATTTCAAATTTTTGCTGACCCAATCCCTTGTACCGAAGAAATTCCAGCAATCTATCTTTTGTTTCGCTCATTTTACCGACTTTAATTCTAATTTGATAATCAATAACTTATAATTCCCTCGCAAATTTCTTAGAAAAAAACTCCGTAATTATTTGCTTTATTAGAATTATTCTCCGTATATTTGCGGTGTAATCAATGTTATTACAGGGCAAATATATGAAAAATGTGTTTGCCAAACGCTAATTTACTGGGTAAAAATATGGAAAAAAGTAAGTTCAGACAGATTTATGACGCTCTTCCGGCAAAAGCACCCGTAGCTCCGAAAACGGCTTTTGTAAAAGAAGTTGCGGAGTTATGCAAAGTTTCAGAGAAAACTGTACGCTGTTGGTTGGCAGGAGCGCAAAAGCCGGATGCTTTGAAAATTTCCCTGCTTTCCCAAAAGTTAGGCGTACCAGAAAACGAATTGTTCAACTAATCAAATGCAACACTGATTATGAAGTTTGAAACATTAATCAATTTGGCAGGATCGGTAATCTTCGGACTGCTTGGAATCACAGCCCTAATCGGGGCGATCTTCTTTGGCGCATGGTGGCATTTCGTCACATTCGTTATGTGCGCTTTGATGGCTTATGTGCTATACACTGATGATGAGTACGGCACTGAAAGCGTGTCTGCATTCTTCAAACGTATCAAAAGCAAGTAATCATGCCTATCATTCTGGAATTATACGAACTGAAAAACCTATGCGCTGAAATGGCTGAACTGGGTGCGGCAAATTACGCAAAGCGTATCGCCCCGGCAAATGACCTTATTTCACAGCGTGAGGCATACAGGGAGTTTCAGGAGTGCCGGGTTAAGAAGTGGGTACAAAGAGGTACGGTATCTACTACTCGTGGCGGTGCTTCCATACGCTCCAAAGTTCTTTATTCCAGAGCGGAATTACTGGCTGCTGATAAATCGGAAAAACTTAACACTTTAATAAACAAGTAAAATGAGAACAATTAAGTTGGAATGTTTGACCCTAAACAATTTTAAGGGAATCCGTTACCTTACGTTGGACTTCACCAATGCGGAAACGTGGATATATGGTGAGAACGGTACAGGTAAGACAACGGTATGTGATGCCTTTTCGTGGCTTCTTTTCGGAAAGGATAGCAAAGGCAGATCCGATAGTAATTTCAACATTAAGACGTTGGATGAAAACGGAAAGCCTATCTTGAAGATAGAGCATTATGTTAGTGGTTTGCTTTCGGTAGATGGAAAGTCGGTGAAGTTACAGCGTAGGTATGTGGAGAAGTGGGTAAAACCTCGTGGAACTACAGAAGAAACGCTGAAAAACCACCAGACAGAGTTTTATGTGAATGATGTGAAACTGGCTACCAAACAGGAATACGATAGTACGGTAGCTTCCATTTTGCCGGAAGATGTTTCACGGATGATCACCAATCCGTTTTATTTCACCTCTCTTAATCCCGAAATACAGAAAAGTATGCTGCTTGACATGGCAGGCGATGTGACGGATGAAGATGTGGCAGGATTGAAGCCGGAGTATGTGGAACTGCTTGCGCAGTTATCCGGCAAGTCGCTGGCTCAATACTCCAAAGAGATAGCCTCACGGAAAAAGGCGATCAAGGATGAGTTGTTGGTGATACCGTCCAACATTGAGACTGCAAACAGGTTGAAGCCGGAAGAAGAGGATTGGGTGGCTTTGGATGCCGAACTAACGGAAAAGCGCACGAAGAAAGCCGAACTGGAAGCCTCTTTGTCTGATAAATCCAAATTGGTAGAGGAAGAGTACAAGCGGAAAGCCAATATCCAAAAGACTATCGGAGAAAAGCGGATTTCCCTTACCCAAAAGGAGAATGAGTTGAGGGCAACAGCCGACAAAGGTCGCAATGATGTTTCATTGAAGATCCGTGATATGGAATACAAGCTGAAACTACATGAGGGGGATTTGGTGCGGAAGCGCAACGAAATATCCTCTTATGAGGCACAAATCCAGAGAATGAACACGGAACTTGATACGTTGCGTGGGCAATACAGGCAGATAAGCCAAGAGCAACTGACATACCCGGAGGGTGCTTTCGTATGCCCTACTTGCCATAGACAGCTTGAAGCGGATGATATTGCCGCCAAACAGCACGAAATGGAGGCTAATTTCAACCAAAGCAAATCTGCAAGGCTACAGGCTAATTCCACGAAAGGAAAAGGTATCAAATCCTCTCTGGAAGAAACAAAGAAAAAACGTGAGGATGCTTTGGCTAAGGTTGCTGAACTGGGGGCAATGATTGAACAAATCAAGGCAGATATTGAGGCTCAAAAGGCAAGTATGCCGGAAAGCGTGGATGTGCGCCAACTGATAGAATCTGATTCCGATTGCATTGCCATTCGCAATGAGATTGCGGAATTGGAAAACCAGCTTACAATGGAAGCAAAGCCAGTAGATACTACAGATCTCAAAGACGGTATCAAGGTGCTTGACAGTGCCATTTCCGAACTGGTTAAGAGGCTTGCAAAGCGTGAAGCCATAGAACGGGCTGATAAGGAGATTGCAACGCTGGAAGAAAAGCGTATTGCCAACAATCAGGCACTTGCCGATCTGGAGAAAACAGAGTTTGTTATGCTGGATTTCCAAAAGGCAAAGGATAATGAGCTTATGAAGCGCATTAATGGAATGTTCCAGATTGTTTCTTTCTCATTCGTGAATGAGCAACTTAACGGAGGTGAGAAACTGACTTGCGTATGCACTATAGACGGTGTTCCTTATCCAGATCTGAATGATGCAAAGAAACTTAATGCCGGATTGGATATTATCAATGCCATGTGCAAAGTGAAAGGCATATCCGCACCTATCTTCATTGATAACAGGGAGCGTGTGAATGAGATCATACCAACCATTTCACAGGTTATTAATCTGGTGGTTAGCCATGACAAAGAATTAACCATTAAATAATCAATTATGAACGGATGCTGTACAACAGACTTTCAAAAGAAAGTTTCAGAGTTTATTTCTTCTGCTACTTGCATGGTGGCGAAAGATAACAACAACAAACGAGCAATTATTGTAATTGCGGTAGAAGAAAACGAAAAAGGAGATAATGCGAATACACAAGTTCTTGCCGCTGGTACGGAAGAAAAGTTGGTATATGCGATAGCCCAATTTGCAATTAGAAACGAATCAAGAGGTTTGTTTAATAGGGCTATTAAGTTTTTGAATTTTATGAAGTTATCTAAAATATTCGGGAAATGACACAAGTAACAACAGCGGTGGCGACTGCAAACAGTGGAGCGGTTGCCGCAAAGAAAACAAAGGGCGTGGATCTTCTGAAACAGATGCTTAACGCACCCTCTGTAATGGAACAATTCAAGAATGCCTTGCAAAAGAACGCTTCTACTTTCGTGGCTTCTGTGATTGACTTGTACAACAGTGATTCCAAGTTACAGTTATGCGAGCCAAAACAGGTAGTAATGGAGGCTCTGAAAGCTGCTGTATTACACTTGCCTATCAACAAGGCTCTGGGCTATGCCTTTATCATTCCTTTCAACAATAGCAAGAGAATTGATGATCTGGATGAGAACGGAAAACCAAAGATCGGACGTGACGGTAAGACACTACAGAAGTGGGTTAAGGTCTATGAGCCTACTTTCCAGATAGGCTACAAAGGACTTATCCAGTTGGCTTTGAGATCCGGGCAATACAAAACAATCAATGCTGATGTAGTCTATGATGGCGAATTGCGCAAGGTGAATAGGCTTACTGGAGAAATAGCCTTTGACGGTGAAAGGAAGTCTGATAAGGTGATCGGTTACTTCTGCTACTTCGAGTTGATCAACGGGTTTGCAAAAACCTTGTATATGACAACCGAACAAATGGCTACCCACGCAAAGAGGTATTCTAAGGCTTTGAAGAACGACGAAAAGGCTACTGTTGAGCATCTGTTGAGCCTTTCAAATCTTCCGGTATCTCCAGATAGTACGGCTGTAGGCTGGATGGGTAACTTTCACGGAATGGCTATCAAGACGGTTATACGCAATTTACTTAGTAAATACGGGTATCTGTCTATTGAAATGCAGAATGCTATCACAAGCGACTATGAGGGCGAATACACAGATTTCCGTGATAATCTGATTCAGGACAATGCCAACAAACAGGTATTGGATATGACGGATGCGACCTATGAAGAGGTTGCGACCGAAAGTAACGCTAATCCAAATGCGGCAAATGAGCCGGACTATTAACGGAGTGTGATATGGTTTTGAAAGTGTTAGGATCAAGTAGTCAGGGTAACTGCTACATTCTGGAGAATAAGAATGAGGCACTTATCATTGAGGCTGGAGTAAGATTTATTGAGGTGAAAAAGGCTCTGGGCTTCGATATACGCAAAGTGTCTGGCTGCTTGATCACGCACCAACATAACGATCACGCAAAATACATTAAGGCAATGGTGGAAAGTGGATTCCCAACGCTGGCACTGGAAGAGGTTTGGACTGCAAAGGGGGTTACTGGAAGCCGTGCCTATTGTATTGAGCGTGGAAAGGGCTACAGGTTTGGAAGATTCAAGGTGCTGCCATTCGATGCTTGCCACGATGTGCCTTGTGTCGGCTACCTGATAGACCACCCGGAAACAGGGCGTATAATGTTCCTTACGGATAGTTGTATGTGTGAGTATGTGTTTCCCGGATTAAACCAAGTTATGATAGAGTGCAATTACTCTGATGCAAAGCTGGTGGAGGCTATCAATGCCGGGCGTACACTTCCCTCACAGCGTGAACGCCTGATGACTTCACACATGGAGCTAAATACTTGCAAAGGGTTCTTATGTGCCAATGACCTTACCAATGTGGCAAACATTGTCCTGCTTCACTTATCCGACAACAATAGCGATGAAAAGAACTTTGTTTCGGAGATAGAAAGGCAGACTGGAAAGGTGGTTTATGCGGCACATACTGGACTTGAAATAGAACTGGATAGGATTTAGGTATGGCAAAACTTCTGGTAGAGAAAAGAAACGGGCTGTTTAACCTCAAACCTCTTTATGAATGGTTCAAACATCAATTAGATGGGATGTATCGGATAGAGGTTAAAAGGGTGAGAAAACCACGATCAAACGACCAAAACGGGTGGTTGTGGGGGTGTATCTACCCGATGCTTTTAGATGCTCTTCTGGATGCCGGATATGAGTTTGTAAGCGTGGAGCAAGTGCATGAGTTCTTTAAGGCTCAAATGACTTCTGACAAAGTGGTAAACAAACACACGGGCGAAATCCTGACTTTCCCCGGCTCTACAGCCACTATGGACACGCTTACTTTCTCCACCTATTGCGAAAAGCTAAGGGAGTACGGAAGAGAGTTTCTGAATGTGGAAATACCCGATCCTGATAAATACTGGAAGTGCAATGAAAAGAATACCCAACGGTGTAGTTTCGGAACTGATCCGACTTCTGCCAGTGCTGATTGAAAACATTCCACCCGGACGGAGTACCAGAGTGGATAATGCGATAAGATTAACTAAAAAACTGATTGTCAAACTAAAAACATTGAAAGATGAAAATTCAAATTGAAAAGGAGAAAGTACAAGCCGCCTATAAAGATGCTTGTGATGGTGTAAAGGAAATGCTGATTAAGATGTTCGGCAAAGAAGTCTGTGAGGCTGCAAAACCGACACTTGACGATTACAAAACGATCAAGAGTTACGAAGATGCTTGTGAAGTGCTGGGGCTAACTCCGATCCTTTCGGAAAACAGAAACAAGGCTCTTTGCGCACAGTTTCCAGATCACTACGATTTTCGGCAAAATATGCCTAAGCACATTATAGCCCTTATGAAGCTGGAAATTATTAGCCGGGCTTTGTGGGGTAAAGACTTCCAGCCAAAGCCAGATGCAGAGGGTAAGGAAATTTATTGGTATCCGTGGTTTGCCTTATACACCAAAAAGGAAATGGAAGAAATGAGCGAAGAAAAACGTAAATCTCTGCGTGGTGCTCTGTTCGGTGGTACTGCGATTTCTGGGGCGCTTGCGGGCTTCGGTTCTCTGAGTGCGTATGGTCGTTCCTCGTACTCGAATGCGTACCTTGGTTTCCGCTTGTGCCAAGAAACGCCAGAGAAAGCGGAATACTTCGGAAAACAATTCATTGAGTTGTGGGCTGAATATCTGGCTTTCGGTTTCAAAGTTACAGGACTCTTAGAATAATTCATTAATCACTAAAATGTTTGTAGGATGAAAGATGTAATGTTAGCGGACACCCCGATTGAGGAACGGGCGCAAATCTTACGGGATAGTTGCGATAAGATTGTTGAGAAGTGCTACACCCGGAAATTCGACACGAAAGAAACGAATGAAAAACGTGCTGAACTTGCCAATGTTTCCATTCAGATTGCAGATCTGGAAGAGAAACTGGCAGAAGTCCGGGCTGACTTAAAAGGGCGTATAAAGCCACTTGCTGAACGCATGGGTAAGATCCGTGGCGAATTGAAAGCTGGTGGAGAATGGGTATCTGGAGAATGTTACCAGTTCTTAGATGCTGATGAGGGAAAAGTGGCTCTGTATGATCCTAACGGTTACAAGATTGAAGAGCGTGATATGCGCCCGGAAGAAAGGACACGCACCATATTTCAGGGAATACGGGAAAATATGAAAGTACAGATGTCTAAGACTGGTACAGATAACTAATGTTTAATTATTCAAAATTACTAAGATGGAAAGAAACGAAAAAGAAAACGGCTTGACCGTAAACATTGAGAACTACACAGGCGAAAATCCTATTGAGATTGTGTACCGTGAGGGTGCTGCACCGAAATCACCCAATCCGCTTGAAACGAAAGAGCCGGAGAAGATAGGTGTTACTGGTGTTATATCCACTCCGTTTGACTGGCTGGAGAAGCGTATTGGCACGATAGACCAGAAACGGGCTAATGTGAAAGTGGATCGTGAGAAAATGACGATCACCCTTACCGTGAATGAGGATGATTACTACACGAAAAACACTTTCGTTGGAAAGGTTGAGTTTTCAGAAGCCTTTGAAAAGTTTGGTATCAATGATGCCAGTTCTGGCTGGATTCCGGCAAAGTTGGGGCAGTTCTTACGCATTAACCGTGTGCTGTTTGCCGACAAAGAGGATTGCATGAAACTCGTTTCTGCACTCAAAAACTTCACAGCAAAGGCAAAGGCAGAGATCCAGAAGCAGCGTGATCCGTCCGGCTCTATGGCGGATGTGTACCGTCAAGAGGTGGAAAGCAACTTGCCGAAGAGTTTCACTATCAATGTGGCTATCTTCAAAGGAACTGCAAAAACACCTATTGAGGTGGAATTTGATCACTACCTTAAAGATGGCGAAGTGCTGTTACAGCTTGTTTCTCCGGGCGCAAATGAACTGACGGAATCTTACCGTGACAGTTGCATTGACGATGTTCTTACCAAGATCAAAGACATTGCGCCAGGCATTGCAATCATGGAAATCTAAATGTGTTTCGGGTGGGGGATTTATCCCCTACCCTTAAAGAAGCTCCACGATGGCAAGAAAGAAGAAAAATCCAATGCCTTTCGATACTGAATACTGGTTGAGTGATCCAGTATTGAAAGCACTGCCACTTGATGTTAAGGGGCTGTGGATTGATATGCTTTGCTATATGTGGGAAAGTGCGGATCGTGGCGTGATGGTAAAGCCTACAGGCGAAATCTATACGCATGAGGAAATACTAAGGCTGTTAGGGAAAGAAAGCTCCGTAGGTGAAAGCTGGCTTGATATGCTTATAGAAAACGGTTTGTGCGGAGTTCGTGATGATGGTGCTGTATTTAGTAGGCGTATGGTTCGTGATGAGGCTATAAGGGAAAAGAGGCGTGAAGCTGGCAAGAAAGGTGGTGATATAACAAAGGCTAAGGTTTTTGATGTTTCACCAGTACAACAGCCACCAATGCAGAAGCCGGAAGAGCAACCCAAGCAGGGAACTGTAGGGGAACAACAGCCGGATTTATTCCCGGAAGAAAGCCCACCGCCATTAACCCCGGAACAGCAGGCAAAAGCGGAGAAAGCGAAGAAGTACAAGTATGCCGAATTTGTCACTCTTACAAGGGATGAGTACGCTGCACTATGCGGGCGGTATTCAGAGGAATCGGCAAAGAGGATGATAGAAATACTTGACAACTACAAAGGCTCAAAAGGAAAGAAATACAAGTCTGACTATAGAGCCATATTGAATTGGGTAGTAGATAGATATAACGAAGAAATACAACGATATGGAAAAGCAATTAGCGGAAAGACTTCAAGCGATACTGGCAAGACAGGCAGCTACAGGGACACGCTTTAAGATCACCAATTTTCCGCAAGAAACGATAGAAGAAATGCTGCGTATGTGTTATCAGTCGGAAGTGGAGCGTAGAAGAAACAAGTACATTCCCGATGATAGTACACTGGAAAAGATAGGTAAGGCTGCAAAATGGCTCTGTGGCGATTACAAAGTAGGGCTGTTGCTTTATGGAAGCGTAGGTTCTGGAAAGACTACTTTAGCAAAGGCGATATGCAATCTTATAGGCATTCTTTACGGCGGAAGTTCAATATCATCTGAAAGAACGGAAATATACCGTGTTTCAGCGTTGAATCTGGCTAAGTATGTATTAGACGATCCAAGTTACTTTTCAAGGTTGAAAAACAAAGAACTTCTGTTTATAGACGATGTGGGTACAGAGCCGGAAAGTGTGAAGAGTTGGGGAAATGAATTTTCGCCAGTAACAGAGTTGATATATGCGAGATATGATAGACAGTTGTTCACTATTGCCACTTCAAACTTAGCGGATGAAGAGTTTGGAGAGCGGTACGGATTGCGTATTGCTGACAGGATGGAAGAAATGTTTGAAAGACTGCATTACAAACAGAATAGTTACAGAAGATGAATATGATTGAGTGGAACAAACTAAGGGAGAAAGCCCATGCCAATTCCGTAAGACACGGATTTTGGGAAAACAGCCCAAGTGACCAACATTTCCTTTGTCTGGTTATAAGTGAGCTTATGGAAGCCGTAGAAGCGGATCGAAAAGGTGATTACGCAGGCAAGGATATGAAGAAACTTTTTGAAGATGATTTAGCGTCTGGTGAAGATTTCAAAGGATTGTTTGAATCGCATTTGAAAGATACCGTAGAGGATGAGTTGGCAGATGCCGCCATACGGCTTCTGGATCTTGCCGGAGCGCACAATCTGAATTTGAATACATTCTGCATACAGCACGTTGTTACTCCACGCAAGACTTTTACGGAAAACATCTTTGCCATAGTTAAGGATCTGGTGAACTACAGGTATTCGCAAGAAGAGCAAATTAATTATGCGTTGCACCAGATAAGAAGATTGTCGGAGATCTTGAAAATAAATCTCAAATGGCACATAGAACAAAAGATGCTGTACAACGAAAGTAGAGAAGTCAAACACGGGAAAAAGTATTGAGTATGAATACAAGTTTTGAAAGATGCGCCAATACAACGGATGAATGGTATACCCCGAAATGGATTATTGATTCACTCGGTGAATTTGACCTCGATCCGTGTTCCCCGGCAAACCGATTGTGGAATACCGCCAAAAGGCATATAACGCCACAAGAGGACGGATTAAAAACCTCGTGGGGGAGGGGGGTAAGAGTATGGCTAAATCCTCCTTATTCACGACCTCTTATTGAGCGTTTTGTGGAGAAGATGGTGGCTAACAATAACGGCATAGCATTGCTTTTCAACAGGTGTGATAGCAAGATGTTCCAAGATCTAATTTTCCCCAATGCAAGTGCGATTCTGTTTGTGAGGGGTAGGATCAAGTTTTACAGACCAGATGGAACACAGGGCGATAGTCCGGGATGTGGAAGCGTTCTTATTGCATTTGGAGAAAGCAATGCCGAAGCTCTGGAGAAGTCAAATATACCGGGTAAATACATAAAACTGAAATGATGGACGAATTTGTAAAAACTGTACAGGAAATGAGAAATGCCCAAAAGGAGTATTTCAAGACAAGAGATAAAGCGATCCTTGCAAAGTCAAAGGAACTGGAGCGTAATGTGGATAATATGCTATCCAACTTAGCACCCAATATGCCTAATTTGTTTCAATAAGTGTGTTCAATAAACATATTTAGACATGGAAAAGAAGAAAGTGATAGTAACTCTCTGTAAGAAATTTCCGGCAACACACCCGAAAGCCGGAGTGCCTACAGAATTTGAAAGCAAGCTGAAAAGCGGCACGAAGATCCACACGATAAGGCACAATGCCAAAGGTGTATGGGATGAGCGTTACAAGGGCATTTCCTCTGGCAGAAAGTACCTATCTGTTAGGGAATGGACTGGCAGACCGTATAACTCCGAACAAAGGGAGTTTGCAAGGTATGAGGAAATAGGACTGCAACGCATAACAATGACTTATGACAGCAGCGATGCCGTGCCTCAAATCTGGATTGATGATAAGAGAGTGCCTATTGAAGTGGTAGCCAAGAATGACGGTTTGAGCGTTGAGGACTTCATTTCATGGTTCTTCACTAAGGATAATGTGTTTGAGGGTGTAGTTATTCATTTTACGGATTTTAGATACTAACAATATGAAGAAGATTTATAAATACAGGATTGAAGTAACGGATGATCAGAATATCGAAATGCCAGTTGGCGCAAAAATTCTGACGGTTCAAACTCAAAATGGTGTTCCTTGCATTTGGGCAATGGTTGATCCTAATGCTGAAAAAGAAAGAGTACATATCAGAGTACATGGTACAGGGCATACAATTCAAGACAGCGACAGGCTGGAATACATAGGTACTTTTCAAATGTACGGTGGTTCGCTTGTGTTTCATACTTTCAAGGTGTACTGATATGGATAAGGAGCGGAAGATTGAGCGGATTAAGGAGCGTGGTTTTAAGGTTGTCACATTGGGCAAACATATCCGTGCTTCAAAGGGGAATGAGGTTTATTCCGGCTCTGTAAGTTATGTTTTTAGAATGATATTCGGTTATTGATATGGATAAGACTTGTGAAAATTGCTCCTATATGAAGCTATTGGAGATTAGAAAAGGCTATAAGGCTTATTGTTGTACGGCTCATTCCTATGTTAAGGGAGGAACACGCTATGAAGATCCGAAAGGTGTAATGCCACACTTCAAATGTAACTGTGGGAAATTCCGTAGCAGATATGAATAGAAATGAAGAGTTGAAAGAAAGTCTGGGCGAAGAGCTATGCGCATATTGCCCGTGGCGTAGAGGTGAAATAGACCATACCCCGGAAATAACGTGTGATGGTATGTTTTGCGATGATGCGCTGGAAGAGTTTCTGGAAGATAACAAAGAATACTTTGATAGCGATGAGTGACGATAGGCATTGTAGCGAATGTAAGCACTTCTGGAGTAATCCGAAAGTAGGTCAGATGTATTGCTGCAAGCTGGCTAAGAGAATAACAGCAAGAAAGAAACCATGTAAGTTTTACCAACAAAACAATAAGTAGAATGAAAAATAATGCAACAAAGAAAACGGATGTGTTCCTGATTGATCCACGAAACATAGTAGTGGAAGATGGCTTCAATGTCCGTAGAGATTTTGATCTGGATGAATTGAAAGAGCAAATCAAGGCGAAAGGGGTGCTGAATCCCTTAACCGTGATCGCTTTCAAGGATGAAAACGGTGATGAGAAATACAGGCTGGTAGATGGTGAACGCAGATTCCGTGCCACTATGATAGCCATTTCAGAGGGTGCGGATATTCCCTTTGTGAAAGCGTTGAAGCGACCGCCAACAATGAGCCGTGAGGATCTGTACATAGAGCAGATGATGAGGAATGAGGGAAAGCGTTTTACTGAATATGAATGCGCTTTGATGTTCCAGCGGTTCAAAGAAGAGTTCGGATATACACAGGTGGAGATAGCGGACAAATTCAAGAAGTCCCCGGCATATATCAGCAAGTGCCTTTCTCTTCTGGATCTTCCAAAGGAGTTGCAAGAGCGGATTATGAGAAATGAGCTATCCATAACAGCGGCAAGGGAGATTGCTTCAAGCTATGAAACGGAATCGGATCAAGTGAAAGCGGCTCAAAATGCTGTTAAGGCGGCAAAGGAACAAGGAAGAGAGACTGCAACCAACAGAGAGGTAACAGCCCACCTGAAAGAATCAAATGAGGCTAAGGCGGTAGCCAATGCCTTGCGTAGTATCTGGGCATATCTGGACGGTGAAAAGATGGTAGATGTGGATCGGCTGATTACGCTTCTGGATAAGGAACAAAGCCTATACCAAGCAATGAAACAATATAAAAAGATGTAAGTATGAAAGTATTATTTTTTGATTTGGAAACTACTGGCACTCTGGTAAATCGGCACGGCATTCACCAGATAAGCGGTATGGTAGTAATTGACGGTGAAGTCCGTGAAAGTTTCAATTTCCATGTACAACCCAATCCGAAAGCCGATATTACACAAGAGGCTCTGGATGTGGCAGGAGTTACAAAGGAGCAAATAATGGCTTACCCACCTATGGGCGAAGTGTACAGGCAGTTTGTGGATATGCTGGCTAAGTATGTGGATAAGTACAACAGGCAGGATAAGTTCTTTCTTGCCGGGTACAACAATGCCTCATTTGATAACCAGTTTCTCCGTGCATGGTTCGTGCAGAATGAAGATAAGTATTTCGGATCGTGGTTCTGGAGCAATTCTATAGATGTGATGGTGCTTGCCACTCCGTATCTTGCCGCCAGACGTGCGGAAATGGAGAATTTCAAGCAGGGGACGGTTGCAAAGTTTCTGGGCATTGATGTAGATTCCAACCGCTTGCATGATGCGCTCTATGATATAGAGATATGCAAGGCGATATTCGATATTGTTTCACCTTACAAAGTCTGATTATGGCAAAGAAGAAAGAAAAAACATTTGATCCGATGCCGGATGATCTTCTGGCACTACAGGATGAGTATATTTCCGTTGATGCTGAAATAACCCGGCTGGAAGAGCGTAAGAAGCAGTTACAGGATCGTATGCTGGAGCTTATGCAAACACACGACCTGAAGAAAGCGGAGAATGAGAGAATACGAATATCCTACATTGCACCGTCCAAGCGTAAGAATTTCGACAAAACCAGATTCCAAGAGGAACACAAGGATATGTATGCTCAATATCTGGTTGATGTGGAAACGAAAGCATCTATAAGAGTATCAATTAAAACCCAAGAATGATATGAAAACTGACGAAACCAAGAAAGCAAGAGTTATCTACCCGGAATACTGGGCGAAACGGAAGAAAAGGCTTAATGCCGGATTCATTAAGATGCTGGAAGAAACGGCACAAAAAGAAGCGGAGTGTTCCGATGAGTACGGAGAATACAAGACGGGTACATTCCTCTACAAGTCCGCTATAGTAAGCGTGAGAAAGGAAAACGACCTCTGGACTTTGCACATGATGAGCGAAGTTCCTATAGGCTTGCCGCTTATCAAGGAAATACGCTACAAGTTTTTGCCGGACAACCTTTTGATGGCGCAACTGTATGCACCAAGAAAGGATGCAAGTGAAATGAAAGGCGTGATATTGTATGAGATTCCCAACAATCAAGAAAACGAAGTAGCGGAATGATTTGTATTGGGATAGATACAGGCGTACATACGGGATTCGCTGTTTGGGACAGCAAGCAGCGATCCCTACTTATGGTGACTTCTTTGCCCATTCATAAGGCAATGGAAAATGTCCGATCCTTGCGTGATGAATATGTGGCTGTAGGCGATAAGGTGTTTGTGAGGGTGGAAGATCCGAGGCAAAGAAACTGGTTCGGCACTGAAAGGATGTCAAGGGAAGAGGAAAGGAAACGGCTGCAAGGTGTTGGATCGGTGAAGCGTGATGCCTCTATCTGGGAAGATTACCTGAAAGATCTGGGAGTTGAGTTTGAAATGGTTGCCCCTAAAAGGAATGTAACCAAGCTCAAACAGGAAACTTTCAAGCGATATACCGGGTGGGGAAAGCAGACAAATGAGCATGGCAGGGATGCGGCTATGCTTGTTTTCGGTTATTAGGCTATTTTTATGCTTAAAAGTGTGTTTAGTAAACACATAAATTCATATCTTTGTATCATTAACCAAGTAAATTGAAAGCTATGCTGATAATTGATGTTCTTATCGTGTTTGCCGTGATAGTTGGCGTTCTGTTTGTGTTGCATAATTGGGGCGGCTACCTTGTAAACAAGTGGATGCCAGCCGACAATATGAAGCAAGGTGATGTGATGTACATTTACCTGAACAACGAATATAACAGGAAAGCGACCATTTCAAAGGTTGAGGAAAACCGTGTCTTTATCTATGACAAACTGCCTTTGCCTTTGTCCTATCGTGGCAAGTTCTATGCCGTTGGCGTAGATGTGTCGGATAACAGCCGTTTCCTATACATGAGGAAGCGTAGATATATCATACCGTGCCGGATTGTAGAGCGTTTCCGCAAATCTATAGGGCTGGATCAGTATCTGGATAATCTGCCAGTGAGTGAGGTTGAGGAAACGGAAGATAACGAGGAAAAGGAGGCAGAGGATGAAGTGTAGCGAGATTACATATCGCCCTTTGTCGGAAATGGTGCTTTTGGAATCCAATCCGAGGACTATCAAGAAAGCCGATATGGATCGGCTTGTGGATAGTATCAAGATTTACGGATTCTGGAAGCACCGACCTATTACGCTATCCGACCGGACGGGCAAACTGGTTGTGATAGCAGGAAACCAGCGTTTGAAAGCGGCTAAGAAATTGAAGCTGAAAGAAGTCCCTACCGTTGTCTATTCGGATCTTACGGAGGATGAGGAAAAGAATATCATTCTCCGGGACAATATCAATAACGGAGAATGGGATTTCAACGCATTGCAAGTGGATGATGTCTGGAAAGATACCGATTTCAGCTTTATAGGTCTGACTATCCCGGAGGATGCAGAGCCTAAGAAGTCAAAGAAGAAAGCGGTTGAAGAGGATGAGCCGGAAGATGAGGCAGCGAGCGATGAGCAAGAGGATGGAAGCGAAGAGGCAAACGACAAAGAGGCTTTCTACCGCTCCATGTTCAAAGATGTTTTGTATGAGAGCGACAACATTTTTGAGATCCCCAACTTGCTTCTGGAAATGCAAGCCGGAAAACTGGAGTTGCCGTTATCTCCGTGGGGTGCTAACAGTAGATTGAGGAAAGATGTAGTAACCTATCATTTCTATGTGGATGATTACAGGTTTGAGGCTCTTTTCAAAGATCCGATAAACTTGCTCACAAGTGGCTGCAAAGCGGTGGTAGAGCCGAATTGTAGCTGCCATGACCAGACACCTATAGCATGGGGATTACAGCTTATCTACAAAAAGCGTTGGTTATCCCGTTACTTCCAAGAATGCGGTATAAGGGTGTATGCTGATTTGAATGTATCTCACAAATTCATAGAGTACAACAAAATGGGGATTCCGAAAGGATATAATGCTTTTGCCACACGAGGGCTGGACGGGTGGATGGAAAGCCTTAAATCGGATCTCCAAGTAGCGCAGGAGATTTCCGGGCTTGAAAAGCCTAACCTACTTGTTTATGGAGGTGGTGAGGAAGTGAAAGCGTTTTGCCGGAAACATGGGCTACTGTATGTAACCGATTTTATAAACGCAAAAAAGAAGTAACGAATATGGGTAGAAATTCAAGCGGAACACGTGGAGGCTTACAGCCGGGCGATGCCACTTTCAAGGGTAAAATATCAAAGCCAGAGCCGTTGGTGAACATGAAAGATCCAGCAGCGTACAAGGCGACAAAAGAAGCTATTTCCAGATACCATGCTGTGATGGGCGTGAGGCAAAGAAGTGTGAAACTGGCAGACTTGCCAGCAGGGACATACGGAGTTCACGTAACAGTAAATGGGAAGTCTGATGGGGTGTATCTTAACAAGGCTCATTTCAACCAGTCAAAAAGTGCTATTGAGGCTTCGCATAGAAAAGGATATGCAAGCGGCTGGAGTACCAAGACAAACAAGCCTATTGCGCACACAGTGACACATGAACTGGCACACGCAACATGGAATCAACACATGACGGGTGCAAAACAAAAGGCGGCAGGAAAGGAGATCAACAAGCTATACACCCAATGGCGTAAGGATAAAAAGAAGTCCGGCTATGGTAAGTATGCCGCAACAAATGTTAGTGAGTTTTGGGCTGAAACGGTGACGAAAGCCATACATGGAAAGTCCGACAAATACACAACAGCGGTTAAGAACATAGCCAAGAAATACAAATTATGAGTAATTTTGTAACGACTAAAGATATTGAAAATGAAAAATATTGTACTAACAGAAAAGGAAATTGAGGTGATCCAACAGCAACTCAACGGAGAAATTGAGGTGCATAGTGCCACCGAAGAGCAGCAACGGGTGCTCATGGGAGTAATTGACAAAGCAAACGATCTTCTGGATGAAGAGGATGCTTACGAGGAACTGGAAGCGCAAGGCAATGACTTGATAGATTGGTATTGGAAGAAGTACCAAGCGCAAGAAAAAGCCTAACATAACCGAATGAAAAGGGAATCGGGTAAACTATATCCGATTTTCTTTTGGCTTTATAGTGTGTTCAATAAACACAGATTGTTATGATTAAAATGAGTTTCAGTATGCAGAAGAATTTTTCTGATGTGGAAATTTCCACGCAAGGCGTAGAAGAAGCCGGAAGCGTTGAAGCCACATTGTACGATAAGATCAAGGAGGTAGTAAGGGAGTTGCCCCTATTCCTTGTTAGTGACAGCCTGAAAGTAGGAGTAGAAAACCATATTGTGACAGATGCGAGCAAAGAGGCTTTCCCGGTACTGACAAAGGGCTACAAGGTAACAACCAGCTTTAGCGGATATGAAACGGTGATGGGTAGTGTAGATACTACCATTGAAGCTATCTATCTGGATAAGGAGGGTAAGGAGTACAGCGAAACGGATTGTTTGGTTGTGGCAAAGACATACGAAGAAGCAGAGAAAAAGAGGAAAGAATTGTTGAATGGCTAACCCGTCTGTGGAATGAGAAAACAACGGGAAAACAACGGAGAAGTTGAGAAATGGCAAGATTTGAAAAGGGTAATTCAAAGGGTAACAGGTTCACGAAAGACAACCAGCCTGAAAACCCCGGCAGGAAGCCAAAGATATTTTCCATACTGAAAAAGAAGTACGGAATAAATCTGGCTTCCAATGGGACATTTACCCAAAGCCAGATTATTGATTTGCTCCAGTCGCTATTGAGTGTGGATATAAGGCAGACAACAGCCCTAAACCTATCGCTCAACAATGACATGAAGAAGATAGCGGAACAAATACGGAATGGCGAAACTCCAGATGCTCTAAGCAAGGATGAAGTGATAAGCCAAGTGTTTGTTGCGCTATCGCAGGCTATCAACAGGGAAACATCAAAGGGGGAAAGCTACACGATCCGTTGGATCATTGAGTATCTGTTTGGGAAAGCCACACAGCCCATTGAGGGCGATGTGAATGCCCAAGTAACGACAACAAACAATGTGGATTTGTCCGCATTGAGTACGGAGGAACTATTGCAATACAATTCCTTACTTGAAAAGATCAGCATGAAGAAAGATGGCAAGAAGTAGCAAGGCGATAACAGTACCTATGGGGCTTGCAGTCAAAATTGAGTTGTTCAAGCGTGGCTGTTTTGACTTCATTGTTTGCCGTGACGGTAAGAGGCACGACAAACAAGCTGATGCTTTGCGCATTCTTACCGATACAGAACACGTTGAAATCTTGTATGGTGGTGCGGCTGGTGGTGCTAAGTCGTGGACTGGTGCGGCATGGCTTATCTTCATGTGCCTTTGCTACCCCGGCACGAAGTGGTTTATAGGACGTGCGGAGTTGAAGCGTATAACCCAATCCACACTGATAACATTCTACCAAGTGTGCGCCCGTTACGGTGTGAATGATACGCTTTATAAGTACAATGCCAACCTTAACTACATTGAGTTCTACAACGGATCACGCATTGACTTTCTGGATTTGCAATACAAGCCGGGTGATCCTCTGTATGAGCGTTACGGATCTATTGAGTTCACGGGCGGTTGGATTGAAGAGGGTGGAGAAGTAAACTTCGGTGCTTATGATACCCTCAAAACCCGTGTGGGGCGTTTCAAGAATGAAGAATACGGGCTAAGGCGCAAACTGTTTATCACTTGCAACCCCAAAAAGAACTGGATGTATGATTTGTTTTACAAGCCTTTCACTACTGGCAAACTTCCAGAATACAAGTATTACATATCGTGCCTTGTGCAAGAGAATCCGTTTATTGATCCTGATTACATAGAGGGATTGAAAACGACCTCTGATAAAGTGAAGTTCGAGCGTCTGTTTAAGGGTAACTGGGAGTATGACGATAACCCAAATTCCCTTTGTTCCCATGATGCTATCATGGCGATATTCGGTAACAGGATCGCCAAGAAAACAGGCACTCACTACCTAACTGGAGATATTGCCCGTTTCGGTGCTGACTATGCGAGGATAGCCGTATGGGACGGATGGAATATCATAGACATAAGGAGTTTTCCCGTAAGCAAGACTACAGACATACAAGCGTACATTATCCGATGCCAGAAGAAGTACCGAATACCAAACTATCGGTGTATCGTGGATGAGGACGGTGTGGGCGGTGGTGTCGTGGATAGTTGCGAGATACAGGGATTTGTGAACAACAGCCGTGCTTTGAAAGATGAGAACTACCAAAACTTGCAAGCGCAATGCGGCTACAAGCTGGCAGAACATATCAACGCTTCCGATGTGGGCATAGATGAGGATCTGGTAAGTCAGGCGGACAAAGAGCAGATAGCGAGGGAACTTGAACAACTGCAAACTTGGAAGCCGGACGATGACGGAAGTTTGAAGCTGAAACCAAAGGAGGCAATCAAGGAGGATTTAGGTTGTTCCCCGGACTGGCGGGATATGATGCTCATGCGATCGTGGTTTGACTACAACGAGTATGAGATACCAGACGATATAGAACGGAGATTAGGTTTAACCGGGTAAATTCAAATAATATGGGATTATTCAATGTACTGACAAACCAAGTGAAAGCGGCTGTTGGCTACCAGCAGAGCTTGACGGAGCTTTTGGATGCAAAGGATGTATCAAGAGCCTTAACGATGATGCACGATCATTCCATTGTCGCTGCCAAGAATCTAAGAGATTACGAGGTAAGCAGCCACAAGATAATGGAAAGAAAGGATCGTGCGGTGTATGATAAGAACGGGAACTTTTTGCGCTGGAGCAAGAGGTGGAAAATACCTATCCCTTACCAGCCGTTTATCAATGAGATCGCATTGGTGTTCCTGTATGGAAGACCTGTAAAATGGGGGCAACTTTCAGAGGGTACGGATGAAGCATTTGAGAATTACAAAAATTTGAATGATGAAGTACACTTCAATGCCCGTGTACGAGAAGCCAAAAGAGCGGCTGGATCGGAGGGAACAGCGGCTATACTATACCATGTGTATAGGGATAAAGAAGATAACCCACGGCTTTTGCTGAATGTGTTATGCAAGAAAAATGGCGATGATATTTACACCGTCAAGGATCAATATAAGCGGCTCACAGCATTTGCATGGGGGTATTATCTTACAGAGGCAGGGAATAGGACTGTTTACCATGTGGATATTTACACAGCCGATACCATATACCGGGCAAAGCGTGGAAATATCGGATGGGAGGTTGCGGTGCTTCAAAACCCTGTTGGTAAAATACCAGTGCTTCTGTTTGAGCAAGAGGTGGAACACGCAGGAGTACAAGCAATGATCGAGCGGTCGGAATCATTGGAAAGCACGGATGCAGATGTGAACGATCGTTTTGCAAACCCGGCTATGGTGGCAACGGCTGAAATCCTCAATTCTTTGCCAAAGTCAGAGGATGAGGCTAAGTTGTTTATCCTCAAAGACGGTGGGAAAATAGAGTATCTTACATGGGATCAAGCCTCACAGAGCAAGGCTAACGAGTATGAGCGTCTGGATAAGCACATTCTTTCCAAGTCGTTCACGCCAAACATTGACTTTGACAACATGAAGAATCTGGGCAACCTTTCCGCAAAGGCTATCCGAAAGGTTATGCTTCTGGCTGTTATCAAGGCAGAGAAACGCAAGGAAACCCACGATGATTACATGAACAGGCACGGAAGTATCATGCTTTCGATCATGGGAAATGTGCTTGACTATAAGAACAAATCCAAGTATGAGGCATTGAAGCTGACACACGAGTTTCAAGAGCCTTTCGGTGATGATGTGAGCGAAATGCTTGCCGATGTCCTGAAACAGTATGGGGCTGGCGCACTCTCTTTGCAGTCCACTCTGGAACTTTCCTACCTTGTGAAGAATGCACAAAAGGAATACGAGCAAATAAGCAAGGAGCAAGCCGAAGCACTGGAGCGACAAATGGCACTAAACAGAACTGATGTATTTGGGGAGGGCGAGTAATGGCAAAGAAACTTAAACGATCCGAATTGAAGTATCATTGTAGGGATTGCAAGCACTCATACGGCTACCATGAATTGAACTGGAAAGGTGAGCCGTTTTTGTGCAAATGCCCATTCCATAAGTATTCAAAGTTTCTGGATAGCGACTGGTGCGAACATTTCCAAAAGAAAGGGTAAAACAGTATGGCGAAGTACATAAACGAAAAGAAGCTACAGCAGGAGTTGTTCAAGCGCACAGAGGGGTATGCTTCCGAAGTGCGTAAGATCTATCTTGATTCACTGGGTAAAATCATTGAGCTTGTGAAAGGCACGGAGCTTGAAGATGGTAAGCCGTTTTCCTTTTCGGAGTATGGCTACAGTGAAGATGTTACGCCCATACTTCGCAATATGTACAGCCAGACTTACCAGACGATCCGAAACAGCGTAGAAAAGGAGTGGCTTTTATCCAATGAAAACAATGATGGTTTGGTTAAAAGTGTGTTTGGCGAACACTCTATAGAGGATAAGCACTTTGCCCGGTTCTTTCTCCGAAACATGGAGGCTATGGATGCTTTCTTTGCCAGAAAGACAAAGGACGGCTTAAACCTATCGCAAAAGGTTTGGAAGTACACAGGGATGTACAAAGAAGAGCTTGAAAAGACTTTGGATCTGGCTATCGGTGAGGGCATACCAGCCAACAGGCTTGCAACCAAGATTAAAGAGTACCTGAACGACCCGGATAGGTGGTACAGGCGTTTCCGTGTGAAGATTGGAGAAGATGAGAACGGAAACCCCATATATGGCAGGAAGTGGAAACGCAGAGTGTACGACACGGCAACTGAATCCTACAAGTGGATAGATGATAACCCGAAGAAATACCACCCCGGAAAGGGTGTTTACCGTTCCTCATATCGTAACGCACAAAGACTTGCCCGGACTGAAACAAACATTGCCTACAGGACTGCCGACTACACACGTTGGGCGCAACTTGATTTTGTGGTAGGCATTGAAATCAAGTTGAGCAACAACCACCCCATACATGACATTTGCGATGATCTGAAAGGCATCTATCCCAAAACTTTCAAATGGACGGGCTGGCATCCTAACTGTAGGTGCTACCAAGTGCCAGTGCTGGCAAAGGATGAGGAAATAGAAAAGATGTTGGATCGGCTTCTGGAGGATGAGAACGCTACACTTGAAAACAGCGAGAATGAGGTTAAGGAAGTGCCACGCCAGTTTACAGAGTGGGTGAAAAACAACGATGAGCGCATAAGGGCTGCAAAAGCCAAAGGCACATTGCCCTACTTCTTGAGGGACAACAAGGAAGTACCCGTAGTGAAGTACAATTCGTATGGGAGCCAGTGGCGGCGTATGTGGTACTACAACACGGGCGGTTTCCTTGTTGCCCACTCCACCCGTTACGAGAACTCCCAAAAGAACAAGAACGAAAAGGCGAAGTATGACAAAGAGGTTGCCATGTGCCGGGTGTTGGCTCAAAAGGGGTATCAGATTGAAATGTTGGAAGAAGTGCCGGGCATCAGTTCCCCCGATATAACCATAGACGGAACAAAGGCGGACTTGAAAAGGCTGTCCAGTGCGAACAATATAGAACGCCATGCCAAAGAAGCGGTAAGGGAACAAGGTGCTGACATCGTGATATTCCAGTTTGACAATGAAACGGAAGCCATTCACACGAAACTCTATAAGCTGAAAAAGATGGGGTACAAGGTTTTGTATTTCTTTACGGGTAGAGAAAATGAAGTGTTCGAGCTATAAAATACGACACCCCGACAAATGCCGGGGTGAAGAGGAGATCCGACTTACACCACTCCTGAAAGAAGCTCCCGAATAACTGGGGTAAGGCTTGCGCCAAACGTGTAAGACAGTTCTGTCCGATAATTGTTTGAAGCCTATCGGCATCAAGGCTTTATGGTATTGCAAAAATAGGCATTTATTTTCGCCTAAGCAAATTCTTGTGGAAATATTCAGTATCTTTGTGACCGACACGGGCATTTACCGTTGCGCCCGTGCATTATTCGCACCACCAGCAGTTGAGCAAAGGCAAGGGAATCGCTTCCCCTGCCTTTCTTCGTCTTATGCCATTGGCAGATTATTCCGCTGGCGGGTTAGTCATGGAGAGTTTCAGTTGCACCACCCGGCGCACGAACATCCGTCCGGCTTCCGTCCATACGGTCGTAAGGAACAACCCCGTGCGCCCATCTTTGCGCTGGTAGGTGTGTTCCCGTGTCTTTACATACCCTTTGGCTTGGTACTTGGCATACAGAAACCACTGGCTGCCGTGCTTGAACATCACCCCGGCATCTTTCAGGAACTTGTGCAAGGCTTGTGCGCTCATGCCAAGTTCCTTTGCTATCTGCGTGGAAGTGAACGTGTCGTAGCTGTCAAGCACGTTTTGCGCATACTCCACCAGCGGGGCTTGTTCACGCATGATTTCATCCTGTCTGTCTTTCAGTTTCAGCAAGCGGCGGTTTTCGGAATGGTAGGCTTTCTTCTGATCTTCCAGCACGGCAATCTGTTTGTTGGCGGCTTTCAACGCCTTGCGCTCCTCTTTCAGTGCCGTAAGAAGCCGTATCGCATTGTCCGGGTCGGCAAGTACGCTGTCTATGGTCTGGGGCGTGGCGGTCACTCCGTACTTCATCAACTCCTTAATCCGGTCGTTGCACCAAATGGCGAATTGCGGACTAAGCCAACGGGCAAACTCCAAAGCTACATCTTCATGAAACCATGTGCCTTGTGCGTTTTTATCGTTTCCACCCTTTATAACTCTCACTAAATCAGCCGAACTTAAATTTCTAAGTTCGGCTAATTCTTTCAAAAATCCTTTGGTGTATTGGTTGTTGAGCCAGAACACGGGTTGTTTCCCGAAAGGTTTAGCCATTTCCGTAGCGTTCACCATAGTAGCCTCTCCTATCTGGAATGTGACGGGGCTACCCTCGTAGATAAATGTCTTTGAATCATTCATACGGCTTCCTCCAGTTTTTGAAATTCTTCGTTGATGAAGAGGTAGCCCAACATGGGTGAGAGGTCGTTGTGGATGAGCATTTGCAGCCTGTCTTCGGCTTCCGTAAATTCACGGTCAAATTCTCCGTCCATAGAAAGGTACTCCGCAAGCTCATTCAGTTTGCATTGGAGTTCCACAGCCTTGCGCAACACTTCTTTCAAGCGTTCACGGTTTGCCTTGTAGTCCGTTTGGTGGACTGTCCCTGTCTGGTTGCTACTATTGTTCACTTCCAGACTTCTTTCAGGTTTGCACATAACTTATAAAGTCTGTTAGTGGGAAAATGAAAAACGGCTTCCATCTTTCCCGTTGTGCTACACCTGAAAGGCAGTGGGCGCATTAACGCTCCACACGGGGGTATGAAAGCCGTATATCGGTAGATAGTCTTACGACACTTCAAGGCATAAAAATAGCCTTACCGACAATGGCAGGCTGAACGACCCGCCTTTCAGATATGTAGCACAAGAGCAAATGTAGACAGTATAAACGAAACAGCCAAAGAAATTTTGAAAAATCTTTGGCTGTAAGGTGATTATGTGTTTATTGAACGCAGATATTATTTCTCTTGCGCCCGGATAATCCTTTCCAGTTCGTTCCGTTCATTCTCCCATTCGCTGCGTTTCGGGTGATCTGGATAATGCGCTATCAAATCTTCATACATGAAAAATTCACGCTGTAGATTGGTCGTTTTGCGGAAACAAGACAAAGTACGTTCCAATACTTCATCCTCCAGTTCACGTTTGCTTTTCATCGTTTCATTCAGATATTGCATCCAGTTCTCGCTGGCTTTCTCGTAGTCTTTCTCAAATTCGGCAAGCAAGGCATTTTTCTTATATTCTTCCATAGAGCCGGGTGTAGTAGTTCCATCGGATTGTTGAAGTTCCGAAAGTTCCTTTTCATGCTTCGCTTTTTCATCCGCTTTCATCTGCTTTAGCTTATCCAACGTGCCGATAGGGATATTCACGTGGACTGCTCCCATTTTCTTGTACTCCAACAGTTGCTTAAAGGTTTCTTCATCCGTCACGGACTTGTATTGTAGCAATTCATCCAACAGCACCCTTTCCGTAGTGGCGGATTGTGGTTTATCTTCTTCTTTGTTTTGCTCTTTGGCAAACCGGGTAATAAATACCAAAAGCATTACAACTGGTGCAATAACGAAAGTCAATTTGATGTTACCTAAACCCCAAGCGAAAAAGATTCCGAATATGATACTTACTACAACAGTCATACAGCCAAACGAAAAGTTGTCAGTGGCTGGTGCGTTGCTTTCTGGAATGCCTGTTTGCGTACTGATTGGGGTATCTATATTAGTATAGGTATTACGTGTGGATTTCTTAGCTTTTGACTTTTTGCTTCCGGCTATTTTCTCCCTCATGTAAATGCCAGTTCCGGGTATTCCGGCATTGCCATACACACCGTTTTTACCTATATTTACGCTTGCTCCCCTTGTGCCTATGGTCGTACTGATTCCGCTTTTGCTGAAATTCAATGTCACACCCGGAAGCACCTTTACCCGTTTTCTAAATCGTATGCCCATGAATTGTGTATATTACAAATAACACATTTACTTGCTTTCTTTAATAAAGTCTTTCAAATCCTTTATCACATCTTCTATGTTGCTGATTTGCGGTTGCGACACCAAAAGATTCAGCTTGTAGCGCAAATCCTGTACCCTATTCATTGAAATGGAGTTAAGGATGTAAGTCAGTACCAGCAACCCGCCAGCCAAATCATGCAACCTGCTTCCTTTCAGTTCCGCTATCGGACCTTTTCGGATTCGTTTTTGCAGCTTCAAATCGTAGATGTTATGACCATGCGCACACAGGTTGCGTATCACTCGCAACGTACCCATGTAGTTTTCAAACACATCTACGTTCCTTATATTATAATGTAGGGCTATGGCTTCTTTCAGCGTCTGGTCTTTCAGGCTGGAATACAGGTAGAGAATATCCCCGAATGTCATATATTCCAGTGTTTTCCATGCCGGGGCGTATATGTCGTTGATGTACTTGCTGTGGTGGTGCTTGATAGCCTCATTCTTGCATATCGTCTTATAGCAATTAGGCAGATAGGCTACAAAGTCACTGCTTACAATCCGTGGATCGGCAAACCATGTGGGATTGTTCTTGTATCTGTTGGAAACCGTGTAAGTGAGGAATGTGCGGAAGTTAACCTCTATCCGATACAGGTAAGGGGCGATGATGCTTCTTAGGTCGTGGTCGAAATAATAGAGCGTAACCACATTTTCAAAAGAGGTGTTATCCTTAAACTTATGGTTGCGGTTGTTCTTTGCCGGATAGGTACGCTCGTATGGAAACCAGTAAAAGCCCAATCGGTAATAACCAATATCCAGCAAGATTTCCTTAGCCTTTTCCTCATTGGGAAACTCCATGCCCCTGCTATGGAGTAACTGAATTTGTTCTTCTATTGTTGTTGCGGTTTTCATTCATTTGTCTTTTAATGAAAAAGGGACACCGCAAAGGGCATCCCTAAAGTTCCTTATTATAGTGCAAGGAGTACAGCTTGTGCATTCCGGCACTTTTTACGTTGCAAATATAGATATATTGCCTCAATAAAAAAAGTATTTGGCTCGCAAATTTTGGTTCGTTGGTTGATTATGTGTCCAAGGAACACACCTATTCACCCGGCTCTCCCAAAAACTTCAATATCGCCTCGTGCTGTAGGGGTGTCAGTATGCGTTGCCCTTTCCGGAAACAAAGCTCATCCAGTCGCTCCCTTAACGGGGTGCAAAGGATAATCCACCGCCGGAGTTGTGTTACGGCACTCCGCTTGGTGGAGTTCGGGAAGTATTGGCAGGCGAGTTCGCCCATTCTGATTGCTTTCATACGCTCGTTCTAAGATAAAAAATTACCCTATAGTAAATGTTGCGTTACTATAGGGTAGTCGTTCAATTACTATATAGTAGATCACTCTTCACTATGCAATGGCTATGTAGTGATTATCCCAACGGGTTCTCTTCATAGTCGGATGAATCATCTTCATCTTCGGAAGTGTTGCCGCTGCTTTCGCTCTTCTTGGGTACTTTCTTGAAAGTAAGGGTGTCAAGGTTTTGCACCTCTCTCAACAATGTGCCCGGTCGGAACTGGATGTTTACTTTGGTGATGCACGCAGGGGTAAACTCCTTTTCGGTTTCTGTGCCCTCGCTGCATATCTGAAACTGGAAGTTGCCGAACTTTTCCAGCTTCACAATCTTGCCGCTTTTCAGGTGGCGTTTCATCTGCTTGATGAGCGCACGAAGCACGTTCAAGATGTCCCCGTCCGTGAGGGTCGTTGCATAACTGATTTCTTCTGCCAGATCGTCCATATCCACTATGCCGCTGGCTTGCATCTTCGCATAATACTTTGGCGGCTCGCTTTGCTTCATAGGGTTCTTCATTGCCGCTACTGAATAATTGATTTCTGCCATTTCTGTAACATTTCACTTGGTTAATACTCTTGTTGTTTCCTATGCCATTGCACACCGCAAAAGTACGGCTGTGCCGACACGCAGAGTTGACGAAATGGCATTTACAGGGTGAATTTACGGAAATATTTTCTGCGTACTGAGAAAAACAGGCATTTTAAGGCTAAAAAATCTTCTTTATGTGTTCAATAAACACATATATACAGAATTATTTTCTATATTTGCGCTGTAGAAGTCACATATTAACGGACTATAAATGCAATTCAAGTATGAATAAGAAACTCTTTGAAAAGGTCAAGGACTTGTGTAAGGACACTGGTCTATCGGAGAAGTACCTTAAAGCGATAACCGAAAAATTGGGTGGCAGCATTGAGGATGATTCGACCGATGATGCAGCGATTGAAACGACTGCAAACCTGATAGCTGACGTGGCTACTGAAAGTCAGGGAGAAGCTACCAGATGGGCAAACAAGAAAAAGGATGATTCAAAAAAAGGGAAAAAGGACGGAGAAGATGACGATCCAGACGATAAGGGCGGCAAAGGCTCTGGCGATGATCCCAACAAAAAGGATGATCCGAATGAGAAGCGGATTAAGGCTCTGGAAGAGAAGTTGGCTAAGTATGAGGCTGACGAAAACAAGGCAAAGCGAATGGCGGATATTAACGCTGCTATGGCAAAGCACAAGATTCCGGCTAAGTTCCGTGATCGCTTCGCCAAATCCATATCCGATGATGAGGATATAGAAGAGGCTGTAGCAAATCTCAAACAAGACTTCATTACGGCAGGTCTTGCGCCTGATGATTCAGAGGGTTCTAAAGCGGCAAGCGAAAAACAGATAGATGAAGCTGCTGATAGCTTGCTGGAATCAATCACTGTTAAATAAAATCGCAATGAAAAGGAAAAAGCACTCATTTACAGGGGAACGCCCGATATTTACGGGTAGTCCCTCTATTGTGCAAGGCGGTTTCAATCTGGATGTCACCAAACAGCGTTTCAATGTTGGCGACACTATCCCGGCTGGAACTCTTGCAATCTACGATGAGCAAACCCGGCTCGTTAGCGTGGTGAAAACCGCTAAGGTGGTGGAGGTGGATAGCGATGATAAGAAGATCGTTCGCTTGCTGGTGGATGAGTTTTTTGCTCCTTGCTTCGCTGTTGGCGATAAGGTGGCTAAGGCTGGTGCTATCTCTGGCACTTTTGCCGATGCTGTTTCTATCTCCAAGATTGAGGCTAAGAACGAAAACTACATTATCACGCTTTCCAAAGAAATCACCGGGCTTGCTAAGGATGATGTACTGGTGGAGGTAGTGGATAAATCTTCCAATGCCGCTGAAATCGGTGAGGCTAACGCTGTAACTATCTACGATGTGGAGGTAAGCGAGTTTGAAACTGGCATTGATGTGTCGGCAGATACAATGCAATACGCAATGTATGAAAGGCGTGTTCCGCCTATCCCGGCAAGCCAGAAAGACACTACAGGAAAGTTCCTGAAAGCCAATCCGCACGTTAAACTCACTCAATCATTCTAAAGAAAGGAGGATAACGCATGAAATCAATTTATTCAAAATTCAAAGGTCTGTACAAGGATGGCAGACCCATTGACTTTCTGGCAACGTGGCGCAAGGCTTTCGATAAGGCTTCTGAAAGGGAAGTAGCCTTGTTCCAGAAGATGTACTCCGATAACTGGTTTACCTACAATACCCCTCAAATGTCACTGACAGCGGAGGGAATTATGGGCAAGTATCGGTTGCGCTTCATGGCTACGCTGCTTGCTGATGAATCACCTACCCCTCAAAGACGCTCTGACGGCTTCGATATTTGGACTAAGGAGATACCCCGTGTGGGTCACAAGTTCTTTATGCCAGCCCGTACCTATCGCAAGCTGATGGAAGTGTACGAGAATCCCCGTCTTTCGGAGGCTCAGAAGGTTAGGGAGATCGAAAAGACGCTCAAAGCGGATGTGCAGGATGCCTATCTGGGCTGCAAAGATGTCATGGACTTCATTGCGCTTATGGCATTCTCCAACTGGGGTGTTGCACAGTTCAAACCAGCTATCAACAATCCGGGTGGTAGGGAGTTTGAGATCGACTACAACATGGATGAGGCTAACAAGCTCGTTTCGGCTTTCAACTGGACTACGGCAAACACTAAGGCAGGCAAGTTAAGCCCCGTTCTGATGCTTGCTGCCATTTGTGCCGATCTTCGCCAAAGGGGAATTGAGCCGGGCGAAATCCTGATGTCGCAGGATCTCTACTACTGGTTGCGTATGGATCAAACCACACGCTTGCTGGTGCATGGAAACGACAAACAGGCGCAGACCGTAACCAAAACCCAACTGGAAACTCTTTTGGGTGAAAACGAAATCCCGAACATTACGGTTGTCACCCGTAAGATGGGACAGGACAAGGACGGTAAGCGTGGATCTGTTGAGCCGTGGAATCACAACTTTATCTGTATCAAGCCAGCCGGAGTTATCGGTGAAATCCAGCCGTCTATTGAGGACAGCGAACTCATGGAAGAGGACGATGTGGACTACATGAACGCTGGTAACGGAATCCGTATCGCCAAGTGGCGTACTGGTGAATCCACTGGTCAGGTAGCAGGTGAAGTTACGCAAGGATCTGGACGCTTGCTGCCTATCATTACGGATATTAATGCCATTATCTGTATGCAGGTAAGAGGCATTTCCGAAAAGACGATCCCGGCAGATTCCAACGGAAACGAGCGTATGTATTGCACCAAGCAGGAGTTTGAGGGCATTGATGCTCTTATGGAGGGCTAAACTATGAAACTGGTAGTATTAAAGCCTTTCAGAGATAAGAATGATCACCAGACTATTTACAAGTCTGGCGATCTTCTTACCACAAACGACCTAAGCAGGGTAAACGACCTTGTGAAGCGTGGTATGTGTGAGATTACTTCTGTTGGTGATGGGGACGATGAAAAGGCTGATGAGAAGAAGCCCGAAACAATCTCATTCCAACAGAAAGAATACGGACTTGATGAGGTGAAAGCAGCACTTGAAGAAATCGGTAATCCAGCCTCAAAGAATGCCGGGGTAAAAGGTGTTTCTAAGAAGCTGGAGGAGCTGACGGAAGAGCAAGCCGCTTCACTCTCTGAAATACTTAACAAGGAGGTCTAAGATGGGTAATTTGACAAAATACGATGCTCTGATCGGTGAACTTGAACCATATACGCCAAGCCCTCTTGCGTTGAAAAAGGCTCTTGCTGATGCGAATGTGGGCAATTCTGATGCCGAATACGATGCGGAAACGGATAGGAAACCTATTGCCATTGCCGCTATCAAGGTGCTAAAGAAAATGGTTGTCCTCACAAGTGACAGCATGGGCAAATCCTCACAAGGGTACAGCGTGGATGAGCTAAAGAAGCGTATCAAGGCTATTTGCAGTGAAAACGGTCTGGATGCCTCGGAGTTTGTCGAAGTCCCGTCTATCACGGACGGATCTAATATGTGGTAGCCATGAGATATAACGGTACTTTCAAATACAAGGAAATTCAGGATGAGCAAATAGATCCGAATACCGGGTTTATTGTTTCAGAGCCTCAAACGGGCGACTGGATGGACGGTTGCGAGTGCCAGATAGAAACATTCGTGCCAGCCAAACAAAAGATCGGTACAGACGGGCAAATGCACCAGTACACTTACGATGTACTTATACCAAAGTGCTTCAAAGGAAATCTGGATATTGCAACGCCAGTACAGATCACAAGTGAGGATGGCAAAGTAGCAGTTTTCGAGATTCAAGGCGTGGATAACCTTAACAGAAGATACATTGAGATATGGGGATAGCTCCGACTAACAATCATAGCAGTGTCATTTCACAGGCAGTGGCAGCGTTTCAAGTCCGACTTGAAAACGCCACACTCTACCTGTTGAAGTTTCTTGGCGAAAGCCTTGTGAAGTACGCTAAGGAGAAGCACAGCTATATAGACAGGACGGGAAACCTCACAAACTCTATATCCTATGCGATAGTGCGTAACAAGAAACTGGAATACTTTAGTGGGGAAAACCAGCCTAACAATGAGGGAGCTAAAGCAAGCCTTAAAGTGGCTATGCAAATGGCTAACAGCTTGCCTGATGCTTTCTCTCTCATTATAGTAGCCGGGATGAATTACGCAGCTTACGTTGAGGCTAAGGGTTACAATGTCATTCTTCCGGCAGAACTGAAAGCCAAAAAGGATTTTCCAGCCGCAATGAATCAACTTATGGCAAAAGCCAAATCAAAGGCAAATGAATTGTTCGGAGGTGTGTTATGATTACAACGGAAGAGATAGCGGTACGGGTGTATCAAATGCTTGTGGGAAGTGAAGTAAAAACCATGATTACAGGGAGCATTGACTATGAACGTAACGACTACAGCAAAGAAGATGTGATTATAGTCCCTCATGCAATAGACGGTGAGGAATCCGTGCGTTACGGGCAAATCAACGTAAACATTCATGTGCCGGATAAGGTGAAGAAGCGTACAAATCCACCCGTGTACAGAATAGACTACCAGAGGCTGATAGACATAAGGAAAAAGGTTATTGCAGTCTTGCAGAACCACTACGAGATAGGAAGCGGTTATAACTGGAATATCGGTTTGATCAATCCTCCTATCAAAGAGCCAGACCATAACGAACACTTTGTTTCTATCGCTTTGGAGATAACAGTTAGAGAAAAGAAAATGAACCAATAAATTTTACGACTATGCCAGTATTATCAACAATGGGATTGAAGAAGATCTATGTTGCCGATGCGGGAGCTGACGGTACTATGCCAGCAAAAGGCGCTGGTTGGAAAGATCTTGGCGATGTGTATCAAGACACTTGCCAGCTTACCGATTCTGACCCTGAAACAACGGTACATAAGTCAGAAACTTCAAGCAAGAAGATTACACAGGTAGGCGAAACTGAAACCACATTGGCACTTTCGCTGATGGATCCAGATCTGGATTTGCTTGCACGCTATTTTGGCGGAACTGTAGAGGGGGAAACTCCTAACCGTAAGTGGGTAAGACCTAAGAAACTGCCTTATAAGGAATTTGCCATTTGGCAGCAGCCGGAAGAGGGCTTGTTTATCGGTTGCCCGAATGTGAGGATCATTCCGAAGTTCGAGATTACCTACTCTTCAACGGGTATCTGCCTTGTGCCGCTCACGATCCAGTATCAAGCCGAGTTGCAAATTGATGAGGCTATGACCGATCCGACTAAAGCGTAATCCTGATGCTTTTATGTAACAGGAAAGCCTCCTGCAAGCAACGTAGGGGGCTTTCTTTTTAACAGAAATATCTATGGAAGAAAAGCCAAAAGAACTGACAAGAGAACAACAGCTTGAAATAGAAGAGCAAGCGATACAGGCACTTCTGGATATGGGGGTGAAATTCTCCGTGCCTTTGAAGATTAACCCGGTGAAGCCTCCAAAGTGGGTACGTTGGTGGAACAAGCATTTCCCTAACCATGTCAAGGTATGGCATGACAGGCGGATTCCTAAAGATTGGAATGTGTCAGTAATGGAAATGCCGGACACGGATAAGGGGAAGATGGTAGAAGTATATATGCGCCAGTTCCATGTGAAGCCTCTGTATCTGGGTACTATTGACTATTTGAGGAAACTGTACCTACAAATAGAACTCAATGAGGAAAAGATACAGGAGCAACCAACGCAGGAAGCAAAAAAGTATTTCAAATACATTTCCCTCATGGCGGAGATAGCCGCAGTTGCAGTAATCAACAACGGCTCAATCGCTAATCCAGTAAACAAACAGACAAAGGTACTCCGTGATTTCTTCATTGAGCATCTGACTGTACCACGTTTGAAGCAACTTGCCGATGTGATAAGCCAGATGATGAATGCCGGGGGTTTTACATCCTCTATCATATCAATCAAGGAAGTAGGGAAAACGAAACCGAAGAGCAGAGCGGATATGATAGAGTAACCGGGCTAAACAGCCCGTGGGGTAATCGTGCGGAATTGCTGAAAATGTTCAGCTGGAGTTATGATTACTTGCTCTGGGGTATCTCTTGGATGAATGTAGAGATGATGATGGCGGATATGGCAAGGACAAAGCCGATTCCGAAAACAGAAACGGATGAGAACGGATTACCGAAGCCAAAAACAGGAGGAAAGGTTATCCGTAGAGAACTCAAAACGAAAGAAGATATTAAGAACTATGTCAAAGGTTTAATTTAGTATGGAAAATATAGGTGGAGCATTAGCATTCAAAGCCACTCTTGATATAGATGATTTCAAAGTGTCAAGCGAAGCGATGGGGCGGTATATCAAAAACGCCTCTGATAATGCCGTGCTGGAAGCAAACCGCATGGAGCAATCGTTTCTGACCTTTGCGCAAAACGGGGCAAGGTATATCGTTTCCTACCTTGTTGGGCAAGGAATGATGAGCCTTGTTCAGAGCATTGTGCAAGTGCGTGGGCAGTTCCAGCAACTTGAACTGGCTTTCAATACCATGTTGAGAAGCACCGAAAAATCACAGGTGCTTATGTCGCAACTGGTAGATACAGCCGCTAAAACTCCGTTTGACCTTACCAGTATAGCGCAAGGAGCAAAACAGATGCTTGCTTTCGGATCAAATGTGGGAAGCGTGGTAGATGAGATCGTGATGCTTGGTAATGTGGCTTCTGGTGTGAGTGCGCCACTTGGAGATCTTATCTACCTCTATGGAACATTGAGATCGCAAGGCAGGGCATACACGGTGGATATTCGCCAGTTTGCCGGGCGTGGTATTCCTATCTATGAAGAGTTGGGAAAGGTGCTTAACGTAGATAGGCAAGAACTTAACAAGCTGGTTACAGAGGGAAAAGTTGGCTTCCCGGAAGTAGAGAAAGCATTTAAGAACATGACCAGTGAGGGAGGAATATATTTCAACCTCATGCAAGAGCAAAGCAAATCGCTTACTGGTATGCTTTCAAACTTGGGCGATGCTTGGGATAGTGCGCTTAACAAGATCGGCAAGGATAATGAAGATTTGTTCGCTGGAGCTATTCAGGGTGCTATAGACCTTGTAGAGAATATGGATGAGATTATCCGTATTGTACAGGCTGTTACTATTGCCTATGGAAGCTACAAGGCGGCAATAATGCTGAATACACTTGCCACAAAGGGATATACCGGGGTTGCTTTGATAGACAACACGGTTAAACAGGCAAAGATAGCCTTACTGAAAGCAGAAGCCACCATTACAGGGCAGACAGCGGCACAAATAAAGGCTATGACAGCTGTACAACAAGCCCATGTAGCCGCATTGCAAAAGGAGCTTACAGCGGAAGAGCAAGCCAATCTGGTAAAGAAACTCCGTATTGCCACCATACAGCAACTTTTGACAGCACAACAGCAGGAATACTTATCCAACCTTAACCTTACCGCCTCTTCTGCCAATTATGAGGCTGTAGCTACTTCTGTATTGACTGTTGAGCAAAGGGAAGCACTTAGCAAAACCGATCTATCGGCTAAGAGTGCTGTATATCGTGCCGCTCTGGAGCAAGAAGTGGCAGCGAAGCAAAGAAACAATGCCGCCACTCTGGAGGCTATGCGTACCGATGTCAAGGCAGCAGCACAAAAAGTTGAATCCGCCAAACAAACGGCTGTTTCTGCCATGCAAGCAACCGAAATGGCACGGTATGAACTGTATTGGGCAAGGCAAGCCGGGGATGCAACAAGGATCGCCACGGCTGAAAAGAAACTGGAGGCAGCGCAAGACAACCAGAGTGCCGCCAGAAAAGCCGCATTAGCCGCTCAAACGGACTTTTACACCAAACGTAAGCAGTTGGAGGCTACAGCTACAAGGCAGGCAACAGCAGCCTCTGTAGCCGATACAGCGGCAAAGACAACGCAGGGGGCTATAACGACTGCACTAACCTCTATCACAAACAAAGCGACACTTGCGATGAAGTCGCTTTGGCTTGCCATGAAGAGTAATCCGATCGGATGGATTCTTTCTCTGGTTGGAATGCTGATCAGTGCGCTAACATTGTTCAAAAGTTCCGAAGAGGAAGCCACCGATGCAATGGGAGAGTTTCAGGACACGACAAAGAAGCAGATTGATAATCTGGATTTGTTGTTTGCCATTCTTCGCAATACGGAGAAAGGCACGAAAACTCATGGTGATGCCATTCGTAAAATCAATGCTATATGCAAGGAATACAACAAGACTTTGCTTGATGAGAATGCCACCATAGACCAACAGAAATTGAAGTATGCCGAACTGACAGCCGCAATCCAGCAGACTACAGCCGAAAAGATCAAGGCTAAGTATGTCGAGCAGGAACTACAGGAATATCTGGAGAAGTCAGATGAAAATTATGACAACTTCATAAAGAGATTGGGAAATGCAAGCTATGACACAGGAAAGAAACGGACAGTAACAAACCGCTCAACTGGAGGTGATACATACGAAGTACCGATATATGAAGCATCTGAAAACATACGGAACATGGGAGGTGCTGTACAGGAAGCCATAAGAAGCCAGATTGAGGATAATGCCAAGTTGCTTGCTTCCATGTCCGGGGATGCGTTCACTAAGCAATATAATGAGGTTGTAGCAAGCATCTTGAACTCTACAAAGGCAGCTACCAAAGCCACCGATGCAGAGATAGCCGGATTCAAGGGTATAGTAGAATCCTACTTGACCTCACAGATAAACAAGGCTAAGGAAATGAACGAGGCTATTAACCAAGTTGATAATAGCCTTAGTGCCTATTTTGCCCCAAAGGATGCCACGCCAGTAACAGACAGTGTGGACTATGTAAGTATGTCCTTTGAAGAGCTTGATAAGAAGATACAGGAAACTCAAACCCAAATAGACACGCTCAATGCCAAGAAAGTAAAGGTTGAGGCTGACACAACAGAACTACAGAGCCTCAAAAAGCTAATGGATGAACTGACGGGAGCAAGGGACACAAAGACAGACAACCTTAACACTGAATCCGGCATAAATGAGCGTATCAAGCAGCTTAAAGAAGAGCGTTCAAATGTGGTTATCAATAGTGCCAAATATAAGGAACTGACGAAAACCATAAGTGGGCTGGAATCAAGACTACCAAAGACAACTACCAGACAGGCTGACAAGGTAGATCCGTTAAAAGACAAGCAACTGGAAGCGGATCGGAAACTGGAAGAGGCACGTATCTCTATCATGGAAGATGGCTATGAGAAACGTAAAGCCATTCTGGACTTACAGCACAAAGAGAATCTGGATCGCATAGACAGAGAGAAAAGAGAACTGGAGGAAGCACGTAAAGCAGCCGGAATGGGTGGATTGACTGCAACGGAGCAAGCCGGATTCGATGAGAGAAGAAGCATTGAGAATACCAGTTATCAGAGAGATCAAAATAAGTTGTTTGATGGTGAAATAGCCTACAAAAAACAGCAGTATGAGTTGTATTTCCGCTGGGTGCGTAATCTGGGCGAAGATGTGGCGAACACACAGTTCGCAAACTTACTGAAAGGCGGTGCTTCATTCAAACAATATCTGGAAAACCAGATAGCAGAAATGAACCAGAAGAAAGAAGCCGGAACACTGACAGAGGGCGAGAGAAACCACCTTATTTCCCTGAATATGCAATATGATGAGATCACGGGCGCAAAGTCCGCAATGGATCTTTTCAAGGAAAGTGTGACGGAAGCAATATCGCAATCAAGCACACTTGCAGAGAGGGTACAAGCCATAGCCGATGCCAAAGAAAGGCTTGTAAGCGGAAGTACAGGGCTGGTAGGTGAAGATGAGAAAGCGGAAGCAAGCCTATTCATATCGGAGAAGCAGGCGGAAGCGGATAAAGAAATTCAGGATAAGATACTGAATAATTACAGAAGTTATGAGGAACAAAAGAAAGCCATTCAGGATGAATATGCGATGTTGCGATCACAAGCCATTGCACAAAACAATGAAGAAATAATGGCTAAGCTGAACGAGGGCGAGAATGAGGCACTTTCCGCCTTAAATGCTTCATTCCTTATGCAGAGCGACAGTTGGCGTAATCTGTTTACGGATCTTGATGCTTTGACAGTGGAGCAAATAGATAAGTTGGTAAGAGATATTCAAAGTAAGATGAATACCTCTGATATGAATCTGAATCCAGCGGATATGAAAGCCGTATTGGATAGGTTGGATGAGGCTAAACAAAAGATCCTTGATGTAAATCCGTTTAAATCATTAGGGAATGCAATAAAATCTGTTTTTGGAACGGCTGAACAAAAATCTAAGCATTCCAGCGGTAATATAAAAACGGATTGGAAGAATTTAGCATCTGCCACCGAGGGGTGTTTCAACTTCGTTAATGATGCCATAGACAGTTGCGATGTACTGGGTGATTTACTTGGTGAGACTGGCAAATCCACTATCCAGATGATACAGGGTGTTGCCACCGCTGGTATCGCCATGTCAGCAGCCATAGCAACGGCTGAAAAAGGCTCTGTTATCCTTGCCGCCATATCCATTGCTTTACAGGCTATCCAGTGGATTGCCGGACTGTTTAACAATGATGATGAACTGGAGGAAAGGATTCAGAATATACAGATGGATGTTGATAAGCTATCAAATGCCTTTGACAGACTGCAACACTCATACGACCAGACATTCTGGGTTTACAGCGATGAGGAAAGGGCAGCGCATGAGCAGCGCATACAAGGGATAAAGGATGAGATAGCCGCATTGGAGCAACAGGCGGTTGTAGCCCGTCAAAGCTGGGACTTCATAAGGTATGCCCAACTTACAAAGCAAATCAAGGAGCTAAAAAATGCTTTAGAGCAAGAGCAAAACAACGGGGATATGTTTGCTATCTATGAATTGCAGAAACAGAATCTCCGGGAACAACAGGAGCTTATCAAGCAGCGGATACAGGCGGAAAAAGACAAAAAAGACACCGACAACAACAAGATTGCAGAATTGGAAGAAGCCATTAAGGACATTGACACACAGATTGAGGATCTGGAGCGAAATATGCTTGAAACGCTTGCCGGAACAGATGTTCAAAGTGCCATTGATGATTTTGCCGATGCGCTTGTAGATGCCTATTGTCAAGGTGAAGATGCAGCAAAGGCATTGGGAGAAGTGACAAAAGAAACGCTGAAAAATGCGGTTGTAGAAGCATTGAAACGCCAGTTCCTTGCAAAAGCCATTAATGATGCCGTTCTGTATCTTGGAGAAGCCATGCAGGATAATGTGCTTTCTGACTATGAAAAGAAACGGTTTGAGGAAATGGTAAAGGAGGGAGCGGACAAATTCAATATGGCTTTGGAGGGTGTAGGTGACTGGATCAAGGATCAGACAGATGAAGAAGAGGAATCCGATCCCCTTACTGGTGCTGTTACTTCGATGAGCGAGGAAACGGGCGGAGTGATTGCCGGACGGTTGAATGCCTTTGTGATCAACCAGAGCGACCAGATAGCTATTATGAGGCAGAACATTATCTATCAAATCCAGATAGCGCAGAACACTAAAATTAGTGCCGATGAGCTTACGGAGATAAAGGAAACTTTGAAAAGGATAGAGAACAAAGACAACTCATTATTATCACAAGGAATATCGTAATTATGGAACTGGTACACCAAATCAAACAGGATGGGATAGCAAAGGGATTGTGCCGTTTATGGCAAATGAAGCTCAAACCGGATTTGGGCGTGGATTCCCTTGCTGAATTGTATATACGGGGGATAGACTTCTGTATAAAGAATGATTATCCAACACTGGACTTCCTACGCACGAACTTCAAAGGAAAGTGTGAGGATTACGGTGTATATGTGGATGATGAAGTTGTGGAGAAAAACAGGAAAGATGTAGTGTTGAACGGTGACTGCAAAGCGATGTTGGAGTATGACGGGTTTGCTGTTTCAAACATCTATATCCGGCACAACTCCAAAGCCTCTGTGAATGTGGGCGATCATGCTATTGTAACCATTGACATATTCGATAACTCATACCTTGCTATCGCTGTGGCTGGCGGTGATGCGGAGGTACTGGTTAATGTGTACGGTAATGCAACCGTTGAAACAGTTGGTGGAAAGGTAAAAATAATACGAACAAATAAAAATACTTATTGATATGATAGACAATAATTTAATCCTCTATTTGCCATTTGACGATCCAGACGGCAGTAAAGCATACGATTTTTCATTAAGCAGGGCTGATGCAACGCTTTCTGATGGTGCTACATTCTCCAAAATAGCGAAGAGCGGAAAATCTTTGTCTATGAATGGTGCTGGTGAGTGCCAGACAGAAAAGGCTATCCCTTTCAGCGGCGATTTCACATTGTCTTGCTATGTGTACCCGGCAACAAGCAAACTTGGCTGGCTCTTGAACTTTGACGGTGTGGATAATTATCTGGAGCAGTGGGTGAACGTAATGCCTAAGAACTGGTATTTCTTTGCCTTTGTGAAGTCCGGCAACACTTTCGAGGTTTACCAGAACACAAGCCGTATATTCAAAGAAACCATATCCGGCACTCCGAAAGGTCTATCATTGAATGATGAAAGCCTTAACGGTACTCAATCACTCATTGATGAGTTGCGTTTATTCAATGTGGCAAAGACACCTACGGAGGTAATGAAGCTACAGGCAAATACAGATGTGGAATACTACATAGACGGAAAGAACATAAAAGAATTTGGCGTGTATGTTTCCGCTTCTTCCGGGCTTCTTGGCAGACTGGAAAGGAAAGAAAGTTTGGAAGTGGATTGGGATAACTATCACGGAAAGGTTATTGACTTGAAGCGACCACGGTACAAGGAGCGCACGATCACGCTTGATTGCTTTATAGAGGCTTCCAGCAGATCGGAGTTTGTAAACTGGGTTAATCTCTTCATGGAACAATTCGACAAGGAGGGTACAGTGCGCCTGAAATGCGAGTATGACGGAAAAGCAAAACCGTTGGTATATGAAGTGTATGTACCTGATGATGTAGATGTGGATAAGACTTGGGGAACTTACAACAACGATATTATGGTTGGTACATTCTCGTTGAAGCTGGTTGAATGTGAGCCAGTGAAGAGGGTTTTACGGCATATTGGGAATGCCAACAGCAAAGCAACCATAACCGTTACAAGCACGAAGTTCCTTAACGTGTATTGGGGCGATGGAAGCCATACATTTAATGTGCATGGGACGGATGTTGCTTTGGAACACACCTACGAAGAAGCCGGGGAATATGACATTATTGTTAGCGGTGTAATTGAGGATATAGAGGAATTTTCCACTAATGCGATCGTAATATGGGAGAAATTGAAGTAATCAAGCGAAAAGGGGGTACTATACAGCTATTCAGCAGAGATCCTTTCTGTACCGTAAAATCGGCAACGCAGAACATATCTTTGATGGGGGATGATAACATACAGTTGTCTATTATCTCCACTGAATTGCTTGACTTCGAGAAAGGCGATAAGATCATAGTGTGCGGTGAAGAATACACGATCCGCACACGTGCCACCCGTGAAATGAAAACGGATAGATACTACCAGTATGATGCAGTATTCTATGGCGTGATGTATGAACTGATGAAAACCCAATACAGGAATACAGACGAAAGCGGAAAATCTACTTCCATGACTTTTGATCTTACCTATTCCATTCGGGATTTTGTCAAGGTGATCATATACAACATGAACCGTGACTATCCGGGATTATGGGCTTTTGATGAAGCGAATTGCCCGGACACAGAGCCACGCACAATATCATTCTCAAAGCAGAACTGCCTACAGGTTTTGCAATCGCTATGTAGCGATAATAATTTCAAGCTGGAGTTCCGTATCACCCAAAACAACGGTGTGCGCACGATCCATATCGGAAAGTTCGGGACAAAGGTAGTGCCACCTAACGGAAGCGATTATTTCGAGTGGGGGAAAGGTGGTGGACTGTTCACTCTGAAAGATCAAAAGGTGGATGATAAAGCCATTATCACCCGTCTTTGGGTGGAGGGTGGAACTACCAACATACGAAGTGACTACAGGAACTATTCAGAACGCTTGCAACTTCCATACCCTAAGCGTATGAATAAGAATGAGCATACGTTGGCTGACGGTACGGTTATCCCGGCAAACAGTGAAATGATAGGCATTGATGATGATAATAAGCGTTATATTGAGGATGCGGAACTGGCACAGGAAATAGGGAGTGAAGAGGATGGCGCACAATATGATGATATATATCCGAAGCGTACAGGAGTGGTAACGGCTATTGTGGAGGATGATATAAACTCATTCGTTGATGATACTATGGACTTCGACCTTAACGAAAAGGACGATAACGGTACGAAGTATCTTATCAATGGAGTTACGGCAAAGATCACTTTCATTACTGGTAGGCTTGCCGGGCAACAGTTTGAGGTTAAGGCTGATGGTGGATATGATCACGCTAAAAAGCAATTCACCCTAATACCTTTCACAGATAAACGAGGGCTTACAATACCAACTACTGATAGTGAGGCTTTCCGTGTTGAGGTTGGAAATACCTACAAGATCACGGATATAAATCTGCCAAAGTCCTATGAGGATAATGCAGAAGAAGATCTGTGGTATGCCGGGTATGATGATTTCAAGCCACGTACACAGTCCAGAGTGCAGTATGCTCTGACCTTTGACCGTTCCTATTTTCTGGAAAACTTGCCGGATGATAGCGAAACCAGCGTCTTTAAGGTTGGGGACTATGTGCCAGTAAAAGATGTGCGTTTCGGTGTGGAGAAGAGCATAAGAATCCAGAAGATAAGCCGTAACTTACTTGTGGATCACGATTACAGCCTTACCCTATCCGACACTACCACCATATCCATAAGCCAACAGACGGTTATAGATGTGATTGAGCATAACAAGATTATAGAAGCAAACCGACTGAAAGATTTGAGCAAGGCACGCAGGGGATGGCGTACAACAGAAGAGCTAAGGAATATGGTGTATGACACAGACGGTTATTTTGATCCAGAAAACATACGACCTAATTCTATTGATACCAATATGCTTACCGTTGGATCGAAGAGCCAGCAGTTTGTTCTGATCGGTGTGGTGATGCAAGCCAATGTAAACGGTAATGCCAACAGATTTGATGCTTCTTCCGGCATATTGGCACACTTGACAATAGATGAAACCACCATTAAGCAATGGAATTTAAGCGAATTGAGCGTTACGCTATCCGAACAGGGCGGTTACTATGTGTTTGCCAAATGTAGCAAGACTGGATCGAATGGCGTGTTTGTCGTTACGCAAACACCCTACAAGTTTGAGCCTACAGAAGATCCGAACAACTACTATTTCCAGATAGGTATCATAAGCTCATTATATCCTGATGATAATTTCCGTGACTTCGTAACCACTTATGGATTTACCAGAATCAACGGAAAGACTATCACCACTGGAGCGATTGTTACCAGTGACGGGGAGTGTTATTTGGATTTGGACGGAAACAAATTCAGAATCGGTGATACCACAAGCTCTATTGACTGGAATGTGACGGCATTAAAACAACTTACCTTGCATAATGTACGCTTGTTAAGCGATTCTGGCGATGTGTCGTTTATCGGTGTGTATCGTGGAGATTACAACGAGGAATATGTGTACTATACAGGCGATGAGGTTAGCTATAGCAACGGTGCGGAAACTTGTACATACAGGTACATTTATCCAACTCCGGCAAAGGGAATTACACCAACCAATACGACTTATTGGAAAGTAGTAGCGAAAGGGCAGCAGGGGCAGAAAGGCGATGATGGTTTACCCGGTGAAGATGGGCTACCCGGAAAGAGTTACTACACATGGATTCGTTATGCTGATGATGTAAACGGTACTGGCATTTCTGATAATCCTACAGGAAAAGGCTTCATAGGTTTTGCATACAACAAGGAAACTCCGACTGAAAGCAACGATCCAAAGGATTATAAATGGTCTGACATAATGGGTAAAGATGGCGTTCCGGGTGAGCCGGGCGAAGATGGAAAAACGCTTTATACATGGATTGCCTATTCTGACAATGCAGACGGTAATCCTATGTACCAGCAGCCCAAAGATACCACCATGTACATAGGTATTGCTACAAATAAAGAAACGGCTACAGAAAGCGATGATCCGAAAGATTATGTTTGGAGCAAGTTTAAGGGGGATGATGGTTTGCCGGGTGTTCCGGGTGCAGATGGAAAGACAAGCTATTTCCATATCAAATACTCCTCCGTGCAAAATCCAACCAGTGCCTCACAAATGACCGAAACTCCGTCTGACTACATAGGTACTTATGTGGACTATACGCAAGCTGATAGCAACGACCCGAAAAAATACACATGGGCAAGATTCAAGGGCTTCAATGGTGAGGACGGATTGCCGGGCATAAATGGTGAGGATGGAAAGACTTCCTATCTGCATATCAAGTACAGCGATAACGGGGGCTTGTCATTCACTGCAAACAACGGTGAAGAGCCGGGCGCATACATTGGGCAATATGTGGACTTCATACAGAAAGACAGCGACAACCCCACTGATTACACTTGGAGTTTGATCAAGGGTGAAAGCGGTGCGGCTGGTAGCGATGCAACCACTGGAGAATACTATGAATACAGGTATGCCAAAAACGGATCTACCGTTTCACCTCCGGCTCTGGATGCTGATGCCGAAAATCCGGCTGGGTGGAGTACAACCATGCCGACCGTTGGGAATCTGGAATACTTGTGGTGTACGATGGCTAAGAAGTCCGGGCTATCGGATAAGAAAGTGTTTGATATTCCCGTGCAGCAAGGGGAAACTACGCTTCTGGATATTACCGGGCATGGCGTGTCTGGGGCATTGAAAAATGGTGCTTCCGTTGTGCAAGACGGTAGCCGATATGCCGTTGATCTTAGCGACAATGCGGAGTGTCAGATTAATTGGGATCTTCCGTTTGGTCAAAGTTTCACGCTCTGTTTTTGGATGAAAACGGATCAGACGCTCATACGGTGGATGCTGAACGGCTACAATGGCAGGGACTATGTGGAGAAGAGCATAACCGTGTCAAAGAACACTTGGTTTCATGTTGCTTTGCGTTTCAATGACAGAACGGTATCTATATTCATTAATGGATCTCTGGTGCAGACAGGCAGCATAAATGAAGAGGTGGTAGGCTTTTCCATGTACGATGATAATATGTTTGGATCTTCCGTGTTCTATGACAACATAAGGCTTTATGACGGTGCATTATCGGCTACTGACATAGGCAAGGATAAGAGCGGAGCAAGCGACAAACTGGTACAGAACTGGTGTACCCCTTTCCGTATCAATCCTTACGATGGAAAGGACGGTGTAGGTATAAACACCGTTGATGTGGAGTATGCCAAAAGCTCTTCCAACACTACAGCACCTACAAGCGGCTGGCAAACCACCGCTCCAGCGTGGGAAGATGGGAAATATATCTGGTCAAGGACAAAAACCGTGCTTACCGATGGATCTACCGAATACACTAAGGCTGTTTGTATCACTGGCGGCAAGGGTGCAACTGGCTCTACTGGCGTGGGCGTGAAATCCATTGTGGAGCAATACTACCTATCCAGCAGCCCTACTTCGCAAACTGGCGGCTCATGGAGTACCACCAGACCTACTTGGAAAGATGGCTGGTATATCTGGACGAGATCCGTTATCACCTATACCAACGGCACTTCTACCACTACAGCGGCTATCTGTGTAACAGGTGGAAAGGGAGAAACTGGTGATCCGGGTGAAAAAGGCGATCAGGGAGAAAGCCCGGCAGCGGTATATCAAGGCACATACAACAGTTCCAAAACCTACTATGGTACAAAGTACAGGCTTGATGTAGTGAAGTACAACGGAATTTTCTATATCGCCCGTATTGATGCCGGAACTTTTTCGGGTGTCGTGCCTACCAATACAAGCAAGTGGAATCCTTTCGGTGCGCAATTCGAGAGCGTGGCTACCAACTTGCTTCTGGCTGAAAATGCCAACATAGCAGGATGGGTATTCAGAAACAACCGACTGGAAGCCCAGAATGGTAGCATATATCTGGACGGTGTGAACGGAGAAGTACGTTTGCAGGGAACAATGCAGTTATCTACTGGCTGGTCTGGTGTTTTCTCTGATGTGAATATATTCTATCTTCCAGCGACAACAAGCTTAAAAACTATATCTATGGGGCAAGATATGGATGATATTGGTAAAGTGTGCCGACTGTACAACAGTGGAGAATATGGTCAAGGCAATTACCAAATTGGAGTATATAGTTTTACAGCAGAGGCAGGATTTTCAAGTAGCGTTCTTGATTATTACGCCTTAGTAAGACCTCAAGAAATAGTAGAAATGACTTGTTTTGAATTGCCCGGATCAACATCAACGGTAAGAAAAGGAAGATGGGAAATAACAAGCCGTTTCGCATGGACTGATTTTGTTACCTCTGGAGCAAAAGGCAGACATCCTCTTATACTGGCAATAGGCAGGATTAGTGGAACTAATTCAGGAGCTTCGATAAGTGGGACTTGGTGGGATGGAAAGTCTATCACTTCCATTCTTTCGGTATCACGACAAGCAGAGGGTAAATATAGGGTTTCATTTTCGAGTTCCAATATACCCTCTGGATATAGGGTAATGCTAACTGGATATGGAACTGTGTATAACAACTCTGATTCACCAGTAAAGGGTACTATTATGGCTCTTTCAACAACATATTTCGATGTTTGGACTTCTGACGATTCAACAAGGAATGACGGAAGTTGTGAGTTTATAATCTTAGCTCCAGAATGGCAATACAAATTTTGATAGTATAACTATGAACTGGCTAAAAGAGAGTAACAGGACAAAGCATTTGGTGTATGCTATACCATGTGCGTTTTTGCTGACGATTCTGTTTGTGGCAGGATTGGCGGCTGGTATGGAGTTTAAGGATCGTGCCTATGGTGGCAAATGGGACTGGCTGGATCTCATTGCCACGCTGTTAGGCGGATTGGTAGGTCAAATCTTGCAAGCCTTAGTAATCTATCTTATATGGAAAGGAGGTGTATAATGCGTTAGAGGCTTATTTTTTCGCTTATAAGTGTGTTTAACAAACACACAAATGATTATATTTGCAGTTAGAAATTAACTTGGTGAATTATGGATAATGATATGTACAGCCTTAGAGTGTTATCGAAAGGGGAAGTATCGGATCTTAGCAAAGGATTCAATCTGGGAGGAAAGCCGTTTTCCGTCTATGTGCGAAGCAAAAGCGCAACGGAAATTGTCAGTGATACGCTCCTGAATTGCAAGCTGATCTGTGACAACTCATTTGGCAACATTCCAGTACCAGTTGGCGACTGGACACCAGCGGCTATAGTGGCGATTGCTCCAAACGCTATAGACTTGCAGAAGTATGAGATTTATTGGGGCGCAGGTGAAATAATTAGAAAAAACTGACATGGGACTTTTGTTAGGTAGCGGAAATACAAAACCGCAATATCCGTATGATATGTGGTACGGAATACAGGGAGATTTTACAAGCCGGGATTACAAACTCACAAGGGTAGGTAATCTGGACTTGCACAAGACACTTCCAATACAAGCGAAGCTGAAAAGGTTTGTTGAAAACCCGGACGGCTCTGTGAAATACTACTTGCATCCGAATGACAGCCGGAAGAAAGATAGTGGTGCTGCCGCTATCATTGACAGTACGGACGGTAATGTGATGCTCGAAAAGCCGGAGTATTATTTCAGATTTGAGATAGAGGGTACAAAGTGGATTCGTGCATATTCTGAATATCCATTGCCGGGCTTTATCAAAATGGAGCGTAAAACGGTTTCTCCGTGGTTTGCCACTATCAAGATTGATACGAATGAAGCTGTTTCCGGCTGTTTCCTCACTTGGGATGGTGACAATATCGCCCGTGATACAAGCGGATTTGTGAAGCTAACTGCCAACGCTGCCAACTACAGGGGTGGTTCTGGTGCTGGCGATGCTGCCAAAGATGGTACATACAACTCGCAGCTTGGAATGGCTCGCACTTCCATTTCAAAGGCTACAGCCCGTGCCGCTTGCAAGAACGGTACTCATTTGGGCGTTTACCGTGTGTACAATGAAATTGCATGGTTGCAAAGACTGGAGTATGCTTCTTTGCATTGTCAGGATGCCTACAATGAAGCCTTAACATCGGAAGGTTATCATCAAGGCGGACTTAGCAACGGTACGGCTGTGAATGGTACAGAGTGGAACACGTGGGGAGGTTATAAGCCTTTTATTCCGTGCGGTGTTACTGCAACTCTTGGCAACAACACTGGCAGGGTCGCTTATGTGATCAAGGGATGGACTGGTGGCGACAAGATTGTACAGGTCACTTCTTACCGTGGATTGGAGTGCCCGTTTGAATACTTGTGGCATTTGGCAGATGATGTGCTTATCTGGCACAAATCGGATGTTTCCATTGCGTATGTATGTGAAGATCCTACTAAGTTCACTTCGCACTCTGATAGTGCCGCTACCGTTCCAGATGGATATGAGGCTATCACAGAGCTTCCACGCACGGATGGCTACATTCTTCAATTCGCACATTCAAGCAAAGGATATGCTTTCCCGGAAACAGTCGGTGGTGCTTCAAATGCCGGAGGCTGTGATTACTTCTACACTTGTGTAGATGATGCTAATTGGGCTTCTCCGGGCTGGTATGGTGCTCTGTTCGGTGGTATTGCGCATGCTGGGGCGGATGCGGGCTTCGGTTATCTGGATGCGAATAGTCGTTCCTCGGCCTCGGCTGCGCGCGTTGGTTTCCGCTTGTGCCGTTTTTGACGGACTGCAAAGCGGCGGTACACGGGGCTTTTTTGTGAACGTGAATTGACATGAAAATAGAAAGGTTGATGGTGATAGGTGGTGCTCTGTTCGGTGGTAATGCGAATAATGGGGCGAATGCGGGCTTCGGTTATCTGAATGCGAATAATCGTTCCTCGAACTCGAATGCGAACATTGGTTTCCGCTTTTACCGTGGTTTCAACTTTATAAGATATAACTGTGATCACCATGACCTTACCACACAGGGGCTATCGGCACTGCTGGTAGCTGGTAAAAAAGTACGAATTAAAACGGTGTTAGTAAGTAATTGAACGCTCCGATTTAGACCAACGGCACAATGGGCTTGATAAAAACTGAATACGGCTTATGCTATAGTAGCGATACGATGTTTAATGATTATCGTGATATGGAGGATTGCGGATATTATATTGGCGATACTGGAAAGCTATATGCTTCACAAAGTAAGAAGCTAAAGAATATCTATCACCTTATATACGAATCTGAAAACCTCGTTAGGGCGCAATATAATGCACAGAAAGGAAAGGGCGATCGTACAGAGATACGCAAATTCAATGACAACATTATAGAGCGTCTTACGCTCTTGTATGAGCAATTAAGGCACATGACATATAAGCCGGGCGAATACAAGACAAAGACTATATATGAGCCAAAAGAGAGGGTGATAATGATCGCTCCTTTCTTCCCGGACAGGATAGTCCACCATTGCGTTATCAATGTTCTTGGGCAACATTGGACGCACATATTCACATCAAATACCTATGCTTGCATTAAAGGCAGAGGGGTACATAAGTGCATGGAAGATCTTCACCGTGATATGATGATGGATAAGAAAGGCACTAAGTATTGCTTGAAGATAGATGTAAGAAAGTATTTCGACAATGTGGATCACGCATCAATGAAAAGAATAATCCGCTATACCATTGCGGATGATCAGATGCTTTGGCTGTTGGATAGCATTATAGATAGCAACGGTAAAACAATCGGTTTGCCAATAGGCAATTATACAAGTCAGTACCTTGCCAACCTATACCTCGCTTACTTCGATCACTGGGTGAAAGAGGATTTGGCAAAAATGGTTAAGGCAAAATATGGAGTGAAGATATACTATTACCGATATATGGATGATATAGTAGTTCTTTGCTCCAACAAGGAAGCACTGCATTTCATACTTGACATGATGGGGCTTTACTTGGCAACGGAACTGAAACTGGAGATAAAACCGAACTGGCAGATCTTCCCGGTCGATGATCGTTGTATTGACTATGTGGGTTTCAAACAGAATCACTACGGTATCTTGCTCCGAAAGGGCATACTTATGAGGTTCTATAAGAAACTTAACAAGGTGAAGAAGAGATACGAGATCAAAGACATTAACGATGTAAAACACCTCTTTCCGTCTGAATACGGCTGGGTAATCAGATGCTCGGAGGAACACAGTAAATTCATATTTAATAAATGTTTGAACAATGGAAACAACAACATTAGCTATCGGTTTGCTGGCTGACGAAAAGCCGGAAGTTATCTATGACCTGTACAACGGGCAAGGTACATTCCTGTATAACCATAATATCAAGGAAGTATCGGTAATCAAGGAACAAGAGGGTGGTATTACTATCACCACGGACGATGACGAAAATGCCACTGGAAAGATGTTCCAGTATGACAGCGTGAGGGTGGAATACCCCAAAACAGCGGATAACATTTTCAGCACTTTGCTCACTGCAAAATATCCGGCAAAGACGGAAAGCAAGCTGATAAATGAGTATCAATCCGCAGTGCTTGGTTTGCTTGATGAGGACTACAAGAAGCCTTATGAGGATTTCTTGAAAGATCGTCTGGCTATCCGTTCCATGATTGATGCCGATGCTGAAACATACGACATTCCAACCGACTTGTAATATGATTGAAGATTTTGAAGATGAGCTGGATTCCAACGCTGGAGATAGTGATCTGTTTGATTGCGAATACTCCAGCGTGGATGCCCTAATTAATGAAGTGATCGTATTCACTGGCGTAAAGTCTGATGTGCAGACAGAGAACGGAACGAGAACGCTTGTTGCTTTTGGTGAGGGTGCAGGAAGATCCGCATTTTTCACCGATAGCAAGAGGCTGAAAGATGTGGTTTGCAATCCAAACCGAACATTCCCATTCCGTGCTATCATTAAGGTAGTGCGCTTTGGGAATAACACTGGATTCAAGTTCTTTTCTCCGAAGTCAAAGATCACGCAAGAGGATAAGGATAACTTCGAGTATTACAAACGTAACAAGTATAGAAGAAAAAGGTAATGAATGACTGGAAAGAAATTTTACTTGCCTTTGCCTCCGTAGTAACAGCACTTGGCGGATTGGAGTTCTTAAAGTATCTCCTTAACAGGAAAAATATAAACCGTGTTACAGCGGCAGATGCTTTTAAGGCGGAATATAAGTCTATCATTGAGGATTACCATAGGGTAAGGAAAGAGGTAGATGATGCAAAAAGGGAAATTTCATCTCTGAACGAGAAAGTGGATGAGCTATACAGGCAAGTACGCTCACTTGAAAATGAGAGGCTGGATCTGATCAAGAGAAATGCGGAGTTGGAACTTGCGCTAAGAGAGGCACGACACAATGAATGTGTCAGACCTGATGATGAGTGCTTTAAGGGTAGGCTACCTAAAAGGACTTATTGCCGATTGAAAAAACTTGCCTCTGGAGATTATGATGCTTTCTATGAAGATGATGATATAACTGAAAACAAGAAGAGCAATGCAGAGAATAAGGATAGCGGAGTATCTAAAAAGTCTGATAAGGGCTAATACGCTTGATAGTAGCAAATCCTTTGCGCTTGTACTATCAATTCTGGTAGGTGCGTTTATCGGGCTGTGTGTCGGATTTTGCCTTATATGGGATGTATGCACCAACGGCTATCTGAAAACAGATCTTGATGCTCTTGGAGTATTCATGCTCTGTATCGGTGGTTTCATGGCTGGCGGTGGAATAAATAAAGCAATTAGTGAACGAAGCAAAAAAGGAAAGGAACAAAACAATGTTGGTACTGATTGATAACGGGCACGGTGAAAATACACCGGGCAAAAGATCTCCAAAATGGGCTGATGGCTCACAGTTGTTTGAATGGCAGTATGCCAGAGAAGTAGCAAACGCTGTATATAACCAGCTTATCGCAAAAGGTGTGGATTGCGAGTTACTGGTTAAGGAAAGTGTAGATGTACCGCTGGCAGAGAGAGCCAGAAGAGCCAATGAAGCGGCTGCAAAACATGGTAAGAGCAAGACTATCCTTGTATCTATCCATGTAAACGCTTCCAATGGAAAGGGTACAGGCTGGGAGATACACACCTATCCCGGAAAAACAAAAGCCGATAATCTTGCGCAGATCTTCTGGGACACCGCAAAAGAAATGTTCGGTAATGACTGGAAGATCCGTGGTGACTGGAGCGATGGGGACGGTGATTGGGAAAGCAATTTCTACATTCTCCGAAAAACCACTTGCCCGGCTGTACTTACAGAGAACTTCTTCATGGATAACGAAAGGGATTGCAAGTTTCTTCTTTCCCCGGAGGGCAAGGCGGCTGTTGTGAAACTTCATGTGGATTCAATAACCAAATACATTGAGAAGTATGCGTAAGTATGTAATCATAGCGTTTGCCGTTCTTTTGGCGGCAATCGCTTTCCTATCACACCGTGTCCGATCGCTCCAAACGGAGCGTGACAGACTACAGAACAACCAGACAGCACTGCTGGAGGATGTAGCCTACTACAAGACAGAATCCGGCAAGTATGCCGCATCCGTTCAATCATTGGAGTTGTCTAAGTCGGAGCTACAGAAACATTGCGATGAGCTTGTTAAGACGGTTGAGGATCTCAATGTGAAGATAAAGCGCATCCAGTCTGTTTCAACGACTGCAACGAAAACGGAAGTGCCGATAAAGACGGAAGTACGGGATAGCATAGTTTACCGTGTGCCGGATAGTTTGAAGTTGCTTCCAGTTCGCCCTACCTTGATAGACACATTGAAAAGGATCACATTCAAAGATCCGTGGGTTGAGCTTGACGGTACTATTGACAAAGGTATGTTTACTGGCAGGATTCAAACAGTAGATACGCTCATTCAGGTAGTACATAGAGTGCCGCATCAATGGTGGTTCTTCAAATGGGGGACAAAAGCCATAAGGCAGGAGATAAGAAGCTCCAGCCCGTACACCAAGATAGTTTACTCTGAATACATAGAGTTGAAACGAAAGAAGAAGAAATAATTTGTGGAACATAAGAACTTTTTGAGCCGTGCCAACTGTGAAGTCCTCACGGCTTGTTTATTTGGAATGGAATGCCTATCTTTGCACCATCCGATCCGAAATCGGTGTTGCATTAGAAATCCTCTGCCGCTTTCGGGTGACAGGGGATTTTCCATAGAAATTGCAGAAGTTCTACAATAGTTCTACAGAAAATCAAAAAAGCCTTGCAAGTGGTTGATTTACAAGAATAGGACATAAGTTTCCTAAACTTTAGATAGCAGTTCGATTCTGCTCGGGGCTACAAATGATGAAAGCGGTTCTTTGACAGGGCCGCTTGAATTTTATAAACAAAATCTTGTACA